TGCTCTGTCTGAGCAGCGTTCAATTAATGAAGCTGTGCCAGCATCTAGCACTGCTAACGTAAGCAATTATGATCCAGTATTAATTGGTCTAATTCGTCGTGCGCTTCCAAAACTTATTGCTTTCGACTTGATTGGTGTTCAACCAATGACAATGCCAACAGGTTTGGTATTTGCTCTTCGTAGCCGTTACACAAACAGCACAGGCACAGAAGCATTGTTCAATGAAGCCGATACAGGTTTCTCAGCTGGTAATCCAGGTGCGCAAGTTGGTACTTCTCCTGTTGATGGAACAGGTGGTGTGTTACCTTGGACAAACCCAGCAACAATGACTCGTGCAGGTGGTGTTACAACATCACAAGGTGAAGATTTCGGTGGTGCAACAACACTAGACGAAATGACATTCACAATAGAAAAGCAAACAGTTACAGCTAAAGAGCGTGCATTGAAGGCTGGTTACACTGTTGAGTTGGCTCAAGACTTGAAAGCTGTACATGGTCTTGATGCAGAAAGCGAATTGAGCAACTTGCTGTCTAACGAAGTTATCACAGAAATCAACCGTGAAGTTGTTCGTAACCTATACACAGTTGCCGTGACTGGTGCTCAAACAAACACCGCAACTGCAGGTACATTTGACCTTGATGTTGATGCAAATGGTCGTTGGTCCGTTGAACGTTTCAAAGGTTTGATGTTCCAAATTGAGCGTGAAGCTAACCGTGTTGCACAAACAACACGTCGTGGTCGTGCTAACTTCATCCTTTGCTCTGCAGACGTTGCATCTGCTCTAGCAATGGCTGGTAAGTTGGACATTGGTGGTCTAGGTGGTTCAGAATCTCTTGCAGTTGATGATACTGGATCGACATTTGCTGGTGTGTTGAATGGTAAGTACAAAGTGTACATTGATCCATACATGTCTAATGGTGATGCTAACCAGTTCGCTTTGGTTGGTTACAAAGGATCTAGTGCATTTGATGCAGGTATGTTCTACTGCCCATATGTTCCATTGACAATGTACAAGGCAATTGACCCAACTACATTCCAACCTCGTATTGCATTCAAGACACGTTATGGTCTAGCAGGTAATCCATTGAACGGTGCGAATGCAAGTGATTCAGGTGCTGGTGCATTTGGTCTAAATGCTCAATCAAATTACTATTATCGTTTGATGAGAATTACAAATCTTTCTTAATATGTAATTTGTAAGAAATAACAAAAGCCCAGCCTAAAAACTGGGCTTTTGTTTCGCATAAATAGAATACATTAAAGGAGAACTTCATGTTTGAACAATTTGTACAATATCTATCAGAAGATAATGCATTGTTCATAGTAATTGGATTATTAGGGATGCTGGCTCATGCAATTAAAAAATATTATGCAAATGAACTTAGTGGAAATATAATAGATTATCTCTTCAGAAACAATAAAAAAAGATCTGTGTTAGCAGTGTTAACAACAATAGGGGCATTAATCACAGTGATTTTTAACAATCAAGTGCCTAATCAATTTGGTTCGTTTGTTATGTTAGCCTTTACGACAGGTTTTACAGCGGATTCAACAGTTAATAGAGATGTTGAAAAATCATGACTGATATTATTACATTAAATCCAAATGTCAATATAGGCAATGCATTGATGGGTGATGGTACACCTACAATTCTTGATGCTCTATTAGTTCAGGATTGTAGGATGTATTTTCCGCGATTACCAAATACACAATTTGCATTACAGACAATCACTTTGCCAAATATCACAGTCAATCAAGTTAAGCAATTTACTAGATATGTTGATCCTAATGAAATCGGTGAAAAAGTAAATTACGAACCCTTTACTGTATCTTTCATTGTTGACAAATACATGAAGAATTGGTCAGAAATTTTCAATTGGATGAAAACTATGACAGCGAATGGCACATCGGTCGGAACAACAGATAATCCTGTATTGATTATAGGAAATAGTCCTACTTTAAGATTTAATGGAGCTTGGCCTACTGAATTGGGTGGATTGGAATTTGCTTCTACTATGCCGCAGGCTGAATACGTAAAATGCAATTTGACTTTGAATTATGATTATGTAGATTATGTTGGACAATATTCTACTGTTGATTCATCTTATACTTAATTACTTAATTACTTAATTACTTAATTACTTAATTACTTAATTACTTAATTACTTATTCAATATCCATTATTGTTGTAATTATCATCCAGGCACAGTCGAAATACTACAGGTTTGTCAAGTAAAAATCAAGTTTTTCGACTACTTTTTTTTTTAAGTCAAAATCTTGACAGCAATATTCAATGCAATAAAATAATTAGTGCATCATTACGGATAGAAAATATTTTATTTTATTTCATACAAAAATGACAGATAACACAATAATTAGCATTGAAGATGTGGTAGCAGAGTGGCGTGCAGAATCAGCAATTGATGAAACACAAATAAACGTCGAAGTGTGCAGAACACCATCTCTTCATTCAAAGTATTTGAATTATTTTGTTCAGTTCAAAAATGAACTATCAAAATACGAATCATTATACTATCGTGCATGTAACTTGAAACGCAAGTATTACAGAGGTGAATGTACACAGGAAGAGTTGAAGAAATATGGATGGGAACAATTCCAAGGGTTAAAACCATCACTAAGTGAGATGAATGCATACCTAGAATATGACGTTGAATTAATTAAGTCTAGAGAGAAGATTGCTGAATTGAAAACGGCCGTTTCAAGCATTGAATATATACTTAAGTCAATTGCAAGTCGTGACTACAGTATTAAAACATTGCTTGATTATAATAGGTACATGAATGGTGGATAAAGAAAAAATTTATGTAAAGAAAAAAAATGAAACTTTTATGGAGGTGGATGCTGATTCATCACTTCTGTATGAAATTAAAGAATATTTTACATTTGAAGTTCCTGGTGCAAAATATCATCCTAAAGTGAAGATGAAGGTATGGGATGGAAAAATAACCCTGCTAAATCTCCCCGCTTGCACGATGTATATTGGATTACTTCAAAACTTGCAGAAATTTTGCAACTCACGACATTATGATTTAATTATAGATCCTACCTTACAATCCAAAGACCCTGCCACACCAGTTGATGTGTTTAAGTTTGTGATGTCACTAGACATTCATTCCAATAAAAAGTCAATCAAACCTCACGATTATCAACTTGCAGCTATATATCACGCAATTAAAAACAAACGTATTACATTGCTATCACCTACAGCTTCTGGTAAAAGTTTGATGATATATTCTATCATGCATTGGATTCTTACTAAATCAAATAAAACCACAAATTCTGTTCTTCTGATAACACCAAATGTTGGTCTTGTTAAACAAATGTATTCAGATTTTGATGATTACTCTTACGCAAATGGATTTGATGTGACAGGAAACATTCAAACTATATCCGAAGGGGCATCAAAAGATGTGACCAAAAAGGTGGTTATTTCAACATGGCAAGCTATCTATAAACAAGATGCAAAATGGTTCAATCAGTTTGATGCCATTATAGTTGATGAGGTACATCAAGCCGCAGCAAATAGTCTGCGGAGTATAATGGAAAAGTCAACAAATGTGCCATACAGAATTGGTTTGACAGGTACATTGAGTGAAGCAAAAACTAATGAATTGGTGATTACAGGATTATTTGGAAAAGTTCAGCGTGTAGCACATACGACTGAATTGATAGAAAAAGGTCATATTTCCAATGTTGACATAAACTGTATTGTCCTTAAGTATCAAGATAAAGAAGAACAAAAGTTGATTAAAAATGCAGATTATCATGGTGAGTTGGAATATATATGTGGTCATGAAAAACGCAATCAATTACTCACAAAAATGGCAATAGAATCAAAGGGTAACACACTCGTTTTATTCACTTATGTAGATAAGCATGGAAAAATTATCTACGATTCAATAAAAACTGCATTGGGCGATAGTAAGAGAAAAGTATTCTTCATTCATGGTGCTGTTGATGGTAATGAACGTGATGAGATACGTTCCATTGTTGAGAAAGAAAACGATGCAATCATCGTTGCATCATATGGAACTCTTGCTGTTGGAACAAATGTCAAACGTTTGCATAACATTATTGCAGCATCACCTACAAAGAGTTTGGTTAGGGTACTCCAGTCTATCGGTCGTGGTTTACGTTTAGCAGATGATAAGACAAAATTTATATGGTTTGATATTGTGGACGATTTTTCAGGAGGAACAAAAAAGAAAAACTACGCATTTCTACATTTCATTAAACGTTTAGAGATTTACTCAACACAAGGGTTTCAATATAAGATTGTTGAGATGAAATTATAGTTATTTTCTTGAATTAATGCATAAGTACATTATAATTTGGTGTAAGGAGTTTATTAATGACAGAAGATAATCAAGAAGATAATCAAGTAGAAAATAAATCAAATATATTCTCAATTAGGTTAATTTCAGGTGAACGAATTTTAACCGAGTTGGGATTGGATGAAGATCATAATGATTTTTTGGTCATGTTCAATCCTATTATAGTTACCTTCATAGATACACCTGAAGGTATCAGTGCAATTGGTACCGAATTTGATCCGTTAACTGATGAGTCAATGTTTTTCATACCATTTGATAGAATTCTATCTCAACCTGTATTGGCGAGTTATTTTTATTGTGAGTTTTATGCTCGCTCGTTAATTCTTTCATATATTAAAAGGATACGTCTCTTCTTATCTTCCCAAAAAGATAATATCTCATCTGCTGAATTTGCAAAGTTAATTGATGCATCAAATAATCAAATTCAAGAGTATGTAACATTCATCTCAGAAAAATTTTCAGTATCTATTTCTTCGGTGAGTCAAGAATTACATATAATTAAACCAGAAAATACAATATTACATTAAATGACTAAATCTAAACAAAAACCTTACTATGTAAGTAACAAAGAGCTTCAAGATGAGTATATAAAGTGGTACGATGAAATAGCAGAAGCTCAACGACTGGGGAAAGAAGAACCACCAATTCCACCTGCAATCGTTGATGCGATTGTAAAAATTTCGACGAAGCTAACTTATAGTCCAGAATTTATTAATTATTCATTTAGAGAAGATTTAATTGGTGATGCTCAGTACGATTGTGTGAGGTTTGCTAAGAAATACAACCCAAATAAAATACTTCATAAAGCTATTCTGACTCCGCTTACAGGAACTATTCAGGTGAAGGATGAATTGGTTGGTGAACAATCAAAACTAACCGGAAAAGTAAAATACAAAAATGGAAAGACTGGATTGGTTTCTTTGAACATGGATAAGGGAATTGACTTCTCAGTTGGTGAGATTGTTAGATCGAAAAATGGTTCGGCAATTGTGGAAAAGATAGAAACGCATACAGCAAATAATCCATTTTCGTATATAACAACTATTTCATATAACGCATTCTTGCGAAGAATTGATGATGAAAAGATTGAATCATATGTCAAGGCAAAGATTCTATCTGAGACTCCTATACATGAATTTTACGATAGCATTGATTCTGATGATGTAGATATTATGACTCATTTAAGTGATTTTATTGCGGAACATAGTTGCAATCTTATCAACAATGAGCCAATGGCCCTTAAGAGAAAACGGAAAAAGCTGGCTAAGATTATATCAATGGATGAATTAGAAAATTCAATTCAATCATTTTGTGGTGATAGCAATGAGTAAATTCATTATTTTGGGTGACATTCATATTGGTGCAAGATCGGCAAGCACAATTGTTATGGAACATCAATTACATTATTTTGAGTCGGTTTTCTTTCCATATATGAAAGAAAATAACATCAAAACAATCTTGCAATTGGGGGATATGTTTGATACTAGAAAGTTCTCTAATCATTTAATTTTGCATAATTGGAGAAAACGATTTTTCAATTATATGCTAAAAGAGAATATTACGTTTATCACTTTGCTGGGTAATCATGACATTGTTTTCAAGAACACTGTTGATGTAAATTCAACTACAATATTCCTTTCTCATTATCCTAATATTCAAATTGTGGATACACCAATCACACAAGACATTGAAGGTGTGCCATTTTTGATTATGCCTTGGATTTATCCTGGTGAGCGTCAAAAAATTGATGATGCAATAGCAAATACAAATGCGTTATATTGTGCCGGTCATTTTGAGTTTAGCGGTTTTGAAAGTCATCCAGGACATGTAATGACTGAAGGTATCACACCAGATGAGTTTTCAAAGTTTGATATTGTGTTTTCGGGTCATTATCACACACGTAGCAGAAAAGGTAATATTGAATACATTGGAATTCCTTATGAGTTGACATGGATAGATTATTCAGATCCAAAAGGATTCACTGTATTTGATACTAAAACGCACAAACACAGTTTTGTGAGAAACACACAATCTTTATTTGCTAAGTTGATTTACAACGATAAAAATCAATCCCCAGATTACTGGAAAACAATTGACACTGCCCCAGTAAAAAATAGTTATGTTAAAATTATTGTTGGATCAAAAACTGATCCATACCAATTTGACAAGTTTGTTGAGAAGGTTGCATCTCTTGGTCCTATTGAACTTAAGATAATGGATGAGATAGAAGATTTTGATGATATATGTTTGGAGGAAGAAGATATTAAAGTTGAAGATACATCATCTTTAATTGAACAATTTGTAGATCAAGTTGATACATCACTTAATAAACACAAAATTGCAGTTATGCTAAAAAACCTTTATGTTGAGGCATTAAATCAATGATTATTTTTAAAAAAATAACTTATAAAAATTTTAAGTCTGTTGGAAATGCCCCAATTACTATTGACTTAGACAGATCAAATACAACATTGATAACTGGTAAAAATGGTTCCGGTAAATCTACCTTAACTTCTGCAATTTGTTTTGCATTGTTTGGACAGGACTTTACATTAAACAAACCAGGTCTTATTAACTCAATAAATCTCAAGAATCTTGAAGTTACAATTGAGTTTGAAATTGGACCAAAACAATACAAAATTCATCGGGGAATCAAACCCAACATTTTCAAGATATATGAAAATGGAAAACTCCTCAACGAAGAGTCGAGTACACGAGATTATCAAAAAAATCTCGAATCTCAAATTTTGAAGATGGATATTCGTGCATTCAAACAGGTTGTGGTTATTGGTGGTCGTTCTTATACACCATTTATGAAATTGAAGCCAAATGAACGTAGAGAATTCATTGAAGATTTGCTTGATATTAGAATTTTCTCAACTATGAGTTCTTTGTTGAAGGAAAAAGCAAAAACTCTTAAAGAGGATATTAGGAGAATTGATGATGAACTCAAAACAATCAAAGAAAAAACAAAACTTCAAGAAGCATTCATTAAAACACTCTCAAGCGAGAAGAGTATTTCGATTGATAAAATTGAAGCATTTATTTTAAAAATAGAGAATGAAAACGAATCTTTATCTTGTGAATTGCAATCAAACTTAAATGCTAGTAAGGTTTTATCTGATTCACTTGAAACATATAAAGATGTTTCCACTAAACTAGCTGCATTTAAGCAAGAGTTAAAATCTCTTGAAACAAAGAAAAATGTTTGGTTGGAAAAAATTAAATTCTACGAAACTACTACTACTTGCCCTACTTGCACACAAGAGATTCAGAAATCCCATCGTGAACATATTGTGTCAGATACAGAACATGAGATATCAAAAATTGAATTTGATATTAATCAAACATTAGAGCAGGTGAAAAAGTTACAAGTAGAACTTGAACACCAAGCAGATTTGCAGAAAAAAGTTTCGAGTATACAGTCAACAATATCATCTCAAGAAAATCAAATATTTTCTAATATGAAAATGATTAAGTCCGCTCGCCATCAAATTGAAGAGTTGAAATCTGATAATAAGTCAATTGATGATGAAAAAGAAAAATTGAGAAACTTTGCCAAGTCATATGTTGAATTGGACAAACAGAAAAGAGATTTGCTATTGACACAACAATATCAAGATTTCGTAGCTCAAGTTTTAACAGATGGTGGTATAAAGACAAAAATAATCAAGCAATATATACCAACTATTAATAAACTAATAAACAAATATTTGACCTTGCTAGATTTCTTCGTATCATTTCATTTGGATGAGAATTTTGACGAGACTATTAAATCAAGACATCGCGATACATTTAAGTACGATAACTTTAGTGATGGTCAAGCAGCAAGAATTGACTTGGCTCTGATGTTTGCCTGGCGTGACATTGCGAAAATGAGAAATGCAGTAAATACCAATTTGCTATTTCTTGATGAAGCAGATGCAGCAATTGATGGTGATGGTAGTAGTCTACTAAGTGATCTTATTCAATCTGTTGAGAAGTCAAATATATTCATTATTAGTCATAAAGGGGATTTATTGCATGAGAAATTTGAACGAGTGTTGACATTTGAAACAAAAAATAACTTTACTGTACTAAGCCCTCAATAACATTTTCATAAAAATATCTTATAAATCAACATTTTATCAATCTCAATTGCATTATTATTTTTGCTATGTATAATTAAATCACATTATCATACAAAGGAAATTAAAAATGAATGCAATCAAATGTACTATCAGCGAAAATGGAATTAATCAGATTCATCAATTTCTTGCAGGGCATCACAAAAAGGGTGGTGATTATTTTGATCGGTCTATGCTCAAAGCTTTTGTTGAAGAAGCAGAATTTCAACTGGCAGAAGGGAATCCTCCATCAATTGAATTGAGCTCATGGGAAACGGTTTCTGGACGTACCGAAACATTCACTATCAGCGATGAAGGTCTTGATTTTGAAGAAATTGAGATTGAAGACTATTAACAAATTTTGTTATTATTCAGTATGAATTGTTTTTGAGGAAAATTATGTTATTGGACGTTGGTCGTGAAGTAACAACAAATATCACTATTGGCAAAACATTTACCACCACAGAAAATTCTAGTAAGTTATTTGCAATGTTGTCCAATATGTTGTATAAGGACAAAGAGCGTTCAGTTCTAACTGAACTTAGCTCCAATGCACTTGATGCCCATAAGATGGTAGGTAAAGAAAATGTGCCAATTGAAGTGACCCTACCTACAAGTCTGGTACAAGAACTTCGTATTCGCGATTTTGGACCAGGGCTATCTGAAGAACAGATATATAAATTCCTAACTACATATGGCGAGTCGTCAAAACAAAATAGTAATGATTTTATCGGTGGGTTTGGTATTGGCTCAAAGAGTCCAGCAGCAGTTACAGATACCTGGACAATCCATTCAATGCATGATGGTTTGCATAAGCAGTATCTAGTTTTTGTGAGTGCAGAAGGTGTCCCTACACTCACTAAAATTATGGAGAAACCGACAACTGAAACAGGATTGGAAGTTGTAGTACCTACAAAGAAAGATCGAATTAGTGCATGGCATGATGCTGCGTGCCATGCATATATGACATATGAAGTACATCCAAACGTCAAAACACCAGGATTTAAGATTCCTGTAATAGAGTGGAGGCTAAATACAAAGTGGATTGCTACATCCGCCACGTATTATGTACAGAATTTTGGATCATCTGCGTTAATTAATAATCGTCTATATTCAATCAGCACTTCAAAAATCGAAGGTCTTTCTGATATACATGCCGCATTGTTGAACATTGGAGCAGTTTTCAAGTTTAATATTGGTGAACTGAATTTAAATTTGTCTCGTGAGGATCTGCAATACGATACAAAGACTATGAATGCTATTAAGGCAAGAATTAAAGATGCCTATGATGAGTTGCAAGGACTTTGGAAAACAAATGTTGTAGACAAAGCAACTGATGAACTCGAGTATTATGTTTTTGCATCTGAAACATTGAATAATTGGTTTCCCTCTACGTATAGTAAAAATACATATAATACTCAACTGCTCTATGAACATTTGAGTGATGGCAATAAGATGTATAATCGTGATTTTAAACTACAAACAAACTCAATAACATTGACATTGCCAAGAGAATATTGCTTTAAAATAATGAATACTAGTAATGGCAAAATTTTTAGCAGAAATACCAGATCTTATAGATATGACAGCCTCAGAGCATTCGGTGTGTTTTCTGGCTCTACAACATCTTCATTGACTATCAGAGTAACTAATTTGAAAGAAGCAGTGTTTATTGAGAATGATGTACCATCATCATGGGTTTCACGGGTTCGGGAAAGGTATGTAGGTACAAATAAACATGTACTTATTACAGATGATTTTAGTTTTTTGCCAAATTTCTTAAAAGCCCAAGTTGTCAAAGCATCCAGTTTGCCAAAACCTGCAATTAAGAGAAGCAAGAAATCAGATGTGAGTCAATCTGCATCTCCGTATTATTGTATTAATGGAAACCGATTTGTAAGAGAAGAGGAATCTGTTTTCAAAGCAGCCAGCAAAGTTGCATATGTGTTTTTCACTAATTCAAACACAATCAAATCTATTCTTCCTGAATATGTTGATTATGTTCATCGTTGCGAAAATTATGGCATATCTATAGTTGGATTAAAAGAAGGAACACCAATACCAGCATGGGCACAGTCACCTAAAGATGCATTGCTGCTTGAATATGAAAATATGTTGAAAAACTACGATGAATTGTGTGCTTCGTTGTTCACTTATGAAATCAGACAGGTTTTTGGTTATGAAAAAACTGTTACAATAAAAAATATCAAGAGAACAACAAAACCATCATTATGGAATGATTTGTTGGATACAATTGAGAATTTTGACCATGTTTCATTGTTGTATCTTCACAATATTAATAAATTGAATAAAATTAAGAGTTTGGCTAGTTGTCTTAACGAACAGCCCCCTGTTAACAAATACGAAATTTTGTTGGATAACTTTTATAAAACATATCCAATGTTGTCTATTATCTTTAGGAATGCTGGTCATTTTAATTTGACAGTCAATAATAACATTGATATTGTTGTTGAGTATTGTGAACAAATGGAAAACAAAATGGAGATATCATGAAATATGCAAATATTGTAACAGATGCAATGGTGCTTGTTGTTAATACAGAAACCGGTGAAGATGTTAAATTCTTCAAAGAAGATACAAATTTTACAAAAGCAATAGAGTTGATTAAGAAAGGTGAGTATGCTGAAGTATTTAAGTTGGATGTTAAAAATATTGTAACATCCTTCTTTAAAGAAAATGATACTGACGATAGTATCACAATAACAATTGATGGCGGAATCGGTAAAGTGATTCTTCACGATTATAATGATATGGAAGTAGAACTTGCCGATGCAATCACAAATAAAATTATAACAATGCACAGTCAAGGGTTTGATTGTCGTCCATTGGTTAATTTTTTGGCTAATTTGTATCAAAATCCAAGTCAAACAGCTATTGCAGAATTGTATTTGTTTTTGGATGCATGTAACTTACCAATTACAGAAGATGGATGTTTTATTGCATACAAGATAGTTAGGCATGATTACAAAGACATTTATTCAGGCACAATGGATAACAGTATTGGAACTTTAGTAGAAATGCCTCGAGGACTTGTCGACGATAATAGGAATAACATTTGTAGTCGAGGATTGCATTTCTGCTCTAAAGAATATTTGAATCATTACGGTTCTAGTCATTATGATCTAGATCGTTGCATCTTAGTCAAGATCAATCCGCGTGATGTTGTGTCAATCCCAAGCGATTATAACAATGCAAAGGGACGGGCTGCTAAATACTTGGTCATTGGTGAGTTGCCTTCTAATTGGCGCAAAACCATACCCAATAAAGACTATACTGACTGCGCTGTTGTTGATAGCAATGGTAACCCAGAAACAGTTGAAAACGACTTTTACTATTCAGTAAGAGAGGATCAGTGGTATGAATCTGGTATTGCTGTTGACCACAAGTATGTTCAAGATAAGCTAGGATTAAGTTACGAAGAGTTGGATAATTATCAGAATTACATTGCTGACAGTTTCTATTTTAGTAAGGGATAATATGGCAAAAACAGGACCAAACAAAAGTAAAGAATGGCGCAAGCAATCAAAACTGCTTGACCCAACAACCGGTAATATGCATCGTGTAGGCCGTAAGTTCAAAGCAGTGAGTCAGCAAATGAGTTCGGGTAAGACTTACCCAACAGAAATGATAGTCTTGCTTATGAAACATGCTGATATTGAAACTCCTATATTTGATGCAAATCTTAAAAAGATGCATCAACTAAGCAATGCATCAAAAGTAAAAGAAGAAATTGTTGAGCAAAATGATGTGCAAGATGTTGAATTAATATCTTAATTATAATTAATAGGAGCATACAGTGAATCTTAATAAAGAGACAGTAGAAATTCTGCGAAACTTTGCATCAATTAATGCAAACCTAGTAATTAAGCCGGGAAAGAAGATTACTACAATGTCAGTCACCAAAGACATTCTAGCAACATATGAAGGCGAAGTTGACTTTACTAAACAAGTTTCGATCTTCAATCTTAGTGAATTTTTGGGTGCATATGCTGCATTTTCTGATCCTGAAATTGAATTGAATGACAAGAATTTAGTAATTAAGAAAGGTAAACAGCAAGTTAAATATGTGTATGCAGATGAAAATGTACTGATTACTCCAAAGAAAGACATTATAATGCCATCAGCAGAGATTGAAATTGAATTGACAAATGAATTGATTACACGTCTTTCAAAAATGGCATCGGTTCTATCTGTTGAAGATCTTGCAGTAATCGGTGACGGCAAGACAGTTTGTGTAAAGGTGTATGACAAGAAAAACCCAACAGCAAATGCATTTGAAGTAGACTTGGAAGTCCAGACCACAAGAAAATTTCATGTCAATTTTAAAGTTGAGAAGTTGCGTCTGTTCCCAAGCGATTACAAGGTAGAAATAAGTAGTAAGAAAATTTCTAAATGGATTGCTTCGTCACTCAACCTGGTTGTATTTATTGCGGTTGAGGCTGATAGCACATTCAATTAAAGAATTTGGTGTTTGTGGGTTGACCAAATATGTGACTTGAAACCCTCGTTTAATATTTGAAAGGAAATAACATGCAAAAAATTCATAAACATGGACACGATGGCAATCGCTACTTCTGGAATATCAAGACAGATATGACTGAAGGCGAGTATCGCAGCCGTTGTGCTACTGCAGAAGGTGTTCGTTCTGTACTGAAGAGTTACGGACACAATGTTAAAAGCATTACTCCCGTTAAGGCAAATTAAGCTGAATACGTTGTGAATTAAAAAAGCCCGCTTCGGTGGGCTTTTTAATTGTGGTTGAACATTTGTAACTACAGGGAAATTTGTTATAATTAATGCATTAAGTGAGGAGGAACTAATATGAGTATAGATAATGCAATTTGGGCAGAAAAATATCGTCCAACGTCAATTGAGGAGATTATTCTCCCAGAATCAACAAAAGAAATTGCCAGAGGTTTAGTTAAGTCCGGTAATCTTCCGTCACTATTATTCACCGGTTCAGCTGGCATAGGTAAAACAACATTGGCAAAAGCAATTGCCAATGACATTGGTGCAGATTTCATGCAGATTAATGCATCTTCTGAAGGCAATATCGACTTAATCAGAACCAAATTATTGCAATTTGCATCAACCGTTTCATTCACAGATAGTAAGAAAATCACTCTAATGGATGAGTGCGACGGTTTGACGCAATCGGCGCAACAAGCTCTACGCGGGTTTATTGAAGAATACAGTGGCAATCACACTATCATTTTCACATGTAATTTTGAGTCCAAGTTGATTGATGCGATTAAATCGAGATGTAAAAAAATCGACTTCAAGATTTCAAATGCTGATAAAGTTGAATTATCAACTCAGTTCTTGAAACGGGTTCTTGACATTCTCGACAAAGAAGGTGTGCAGTATGAGAAGCGTGTAGTTGCGGAATTGGTGATGAAGAAGTTTCCAGATTTCCGTTCAGTTTTGAATGAACTACAAGGATATGCAGCAGGTGGTAAAATTGATGCTGGTATTCTTCTTGATCTCAGTGACGATATGTTCAATCAACTTCTTGTTTCATTGAAACAGAAAAAGTTTAGTGAAGTTCGTCGTTGGGTTGCAGAACATGCAGACATTGAATCTGCAACCCTATTTAGGATGTTCTACGATAAAGCATCTCAAAAGATAGAACCAAAAGGAATTCCCGAGTTGATTTTGTTGTTGGGAGAATACAGTTACAAAGCTGCATTTGTTCCCGACCAAGAAATAAACACAATGGCATTTCTTACGTCGATTATCATTAGCGACACTATACAGTGGAAATAATAATGATAATTGATACTAGCAAAGAAAAAGTATTTTTCACTTCCGACACTCATTTCGGACATAAAAATATTATTAAGTATTGCAACCGTCCATTCAATGATGTAGAAGAAATGAATGAAACACTCATTGAAAATTGGAATAATAAAGTTGGTTCTGGTGATTGGGTGTTTCATTTGGGTGATTTTTGTTTCATTAGTGACCGTGAAATTCAAAGGAAACTGATTAATCGCTTAAATGGTAAAATTTTCATTGTATTGGGAAACCATGACAAAAAATTAGATGTTACTTTGTTTCGTGGTTCAGAAAAAAGTTCATTATTTGAAGTTGATTTTTTGATTGATGGTATAAAAACAAGGTTTGTCTTGTGTCATTATGCAATGCGTGTATGGAATAAGTCCCATGTAGGTTCTATTCATCTGTATGGACATTCACATGGATCTTTGCCTGATGATCCTAATGCAAGAAGCATGGATATTGGAACTGATTGTCACAATTATGCACCAATCTCAATTGAAGATGTTATGAATATTATGGCGAAAAAGAATTTTAAACTAAGGGATCGCCAAGTGAATGAGGTGACAACATGACACCATTTGATATTATCAAAATTATAAATGAAAAAACATTAACAGATAAAGAAACTGTAATATCTAATTATGATGCATGGATTATAAACAAAGGTATGAGTAACATCATGGGCACCATTATGTTTGCCCATGAAATGTCCGCAAATTCTCATCTGCCGAAAGATATGCAGTTCGATTTTTATTATTACGGGATTCCAAAGGGCAAACGTTTTGGTAAATGGAATAAAGAAGATACAACAAATAATGAGTTAATAAATATCATTTGCATGATTCTTAAAGTGAATAGAACCATTGCAAAGAGGTACTTGGCTCTGCTGAGTGAGGAAGAAAAACAAAAGTTACTCGTTATAGAAGGTGGTAAATAATGGATGATTTTTCAATTGGTATTCAAATTGAACTAGAGAGACCAGAAGACTTTTTATTGGTCAAAGAATCGTTGACCCGTATTGGAATAGCTCTCAATAAAACAAAAACTCTGTATCAAACAGCTCATATTTTACATAAGCGTGGGAAATATTATATTTGTCATTTTAAAGAATTATTTACTCTAGATGGCAAACATGCCAATATCACCCAGGAAGATATTGAACGTAGGAATTTGATTGCTGGTCTACTGGCAGACTGGAACTTGATTAAAATTAAGGATCCGTCAACCATTAAAGAAAAAGCACCTCTTAATTCTGTGAAAATTTTATCTTTCAAAGATAAGAATACATGGACATTAGTTCCAAAATACACACTTGGTGAAAAACGATAAGGAGGATGAAATGGATGAAATTAATATTACATTAAATTTGGGTGTTGATAATGTTAATACTATTTTGGCAGGATTGGCTGAACTTCCAGCAAAAACATCATATGATCTAATCAATAAGATTAAGTTAGAAGCAGAAAAGCAAATTGTTGCTATTCAAGACACTAAAGCTAGCGAACAACCTCAACTTTTGGTTGAAAATTAAAATCAAACGCTATTTAATTACTTAGATGAAAAACCGCACTTCACCCAAATTAGAATTTACGGTTGTTTCGTTGAATTCAGTGCAGCGAGGCGGTTGGACTTTTAAAGTTTCGGCAAATGATTATGAAGAAGGTATACTCATTATTGCTTTTCATAATAAATTTGGCTACTCCACCATCCGGTATTTTCAAAACCCTAATGATGGACGAAAATGGATTGACAATTTGGTCTATCTTGACAGAGACACGGTGGCAGCAGAATTAAAGAAATTAAAGTCAGCAGAATTGAACAAGAAATAACTATAATATAGTATTTTAATTATGAACCAGTGAAAGGATTTACATGAGTAAACTCAAAGTGTCACAAACCTTCTATTCTTTTCAAGGTGAGGGCAGATATACAGGGAAATTGGCTATATGGCTTCGTTTATTCGGTTGCAATCTAAAATGTCCTGGATTCAGTCAACCAAATCCGGCTGACCCATCGACATACATCAAACCAATTGAGTTTGATCCAAAATTAATTACTAAATTAGATGATTTTCCAGTTGTTGAGTACGGATGTGATACATTGTATGCAATTGACCCTCGCTTTAAGCATTTGAGACGTGATATGGAACCATCCGATGTGATGAAAGAGATTATGGATTATTTACCCACTGATGGTTTTGGGCATAAACAATGGTATCATCCGTTCACGCATAATGATATTCATCTTTGTATAACCGGTGGTGAGCCACTGTTGCAACAAAAATCTCTTTGTGAGATGTTTCAATCAGATGAATTTCAGAATAAGATCCCACCCATCATTCAATTTGAAACAAATGGCACTTGCGAAATGTCATCTGATTTAATACATGCATTATCAGATATGCATGTACATTTTAACGTATCTCTAAAGTTACATAATGTATCTGGTGAAGAATATACATGGAATGCAAATACAATTCAGAATTTGGCTGAAAATTCGGATTCAATTGATTTAAAGGTAGTTGTAAATAATTCAGATGTAGCATGGAAAGAATTAAAATTGAAGTATGAAGATTTGGCGAATAATCTTGGATGGTTTCCTTCAATTTATATAATGCCAGTTGGTAGTTCATACGACCAGCAAACCAATTACAAACAGATTGAACATATTACAAAACGTGCAATTTCAGAAGGATATAATATAAGCGGCCGGTTACATGTTGTAACTTTGGGTAATGCAATTGATGCATGAGGACTAAATGGAAAAGATTTACTACAAATGGGATGAGATGTACACAGATACTATCTGTATTTGTAATGCGATTAAAGAAAGCAATTTCATTCCAAATGGAATTATTGGACTTGCAAGAGGTGGTGTGATACCTGCCACAATTGCATCTCATTACTTTGATGTACCAGCACATTATATTAATTGGTCATTGCGTGATGGAAAAAAGAAAGATACATTTGCTGTGGATAAAATTGCAGCTCAAGCGGCATCCGGCAAAAAATATCTGCTCATAGATGATATTGTTGATACTGGTGATACACTTCATCTCTTAAAAGAGAGAATGTTTGATATTAAAGATAATTTAAAGTATGCCGCACTATGGTATAATCCATCACAAAATAAATCTACTGTAGACTTTTATAGTCGTGTTATTGACAGAAGCATTGACAATAGATGGATTCAATTTCCTTGGGAGCATGAGTAAATGAAAACTAAATCTAACGTTGAATTTAATGTGCTTGGTTCCTTTGCTTTAGATGGTAAGCAATATTTCATCTGTAAACTAGATTCTCCTAGATATTACCAAGGTGTTCTGCATTCACATATCTTGTTGCCTGCACACGAGTTCAATGTATCAAATGGTGATGAATGGGCAGAAATAATCCATCCAAATAAAGATGAAGAAAAACAACAAGAAAGTCATAATGAATAAAATCAAATAGTTAATGATATTGCTTGAAAGATAGTTCATCAATATGTAAAATATGCAGTGTGCAAGTTTATTCTTAAATTTAAGAATGAAAGGACATATTATGACTCAAAAAAATGTGAAGATCAAAAAGGAATTGACTCCGGCGCAAATTCAACTGAATGAGCTTCGTTCTGCTATCAAGATGCAACGTGAAAAGCTGAAAACAGTAAATGCGATCCGAAAAGAAGCAAAGTCTATTTACAATTTCCAGTTACAGGAAATAAAATGAAAATTTTAAGCATTATTGAAGAATTGGCCAATGAGCCGTCCACGAATGCAAAAGTTTCTATTTTGCAACGTGAAAAGGATAACAAGTTACTGAAAAGAGTTTTTCAGTTGGCATATAATCCAATGGTGACATATGGTATTAAACAAATTCCGCATTACACAACATCTGGTAAAAATGTTTCGTTGAATGACACATTAGATGAATTGCAACCATTTATTGCAAGACAAGTCACAGGCAATAATGCAATTGATCGTTTGACTACATTGCTTTCTGATTTATCACAGGATGATGCTGTTGTACTGGAGCGAATAATTCAACGTGATCTTAGATGTAATACTTCAGATACATTGGCATCACGTGTATGGCCTGGCCTTGTTCCTACATTTGACGTAATGCTTTCTCACAAGGATATTTCAGGTATCAAGTTCCCTGCATACGCGCAAGTTAAATTAGATGGCGCACGTGCTCATATGACTCTGCAAGCCGGAAAAGCCGTTGCATTTTCACGTAATGGAAAACCAATTGAATTGCATGGTATGTTTGATGAATCCTTAGCAAATATGGTCAAGGAAGGCGAAACTCTAGATGGTGAATTGCTTGTGATGCAAGATGGTAAAATTCTTGACCGCAAAACAGGTAACGGCATTGTAAATAAAGCAGTTAAAGGTACTATCAGCAAAGAAGAAGCCGAAATGCTAGTGTACCATGCATGGGATATTGTTGACTTCACCTCAACTATTCCATACAGCAAGCGCATAGAACGTTTGACAAACACTCAATATAACGATAAAATAAAAGTTTTGCAAACACATATTGTTAACACCAAAGAAGAAGCCCAGGAATTTTTTGAGACTTGCATATCTGCTGGGGAAGAGGGTGCAATGATTAAAAACATGGATATGGTATGGGAACCAAAACGAAGCAAGAATATCGGAAAAATGAAAGCAGAAGAAGTTGCTGATCTTGTTGTAGTTGGCATAGAAGAAGGTACAGGAAAGAATGCTGGTCGTTTGGGTGCATTGGTGTGTGAAACAGCAGATAAGCTTCTTCGTGTCAATGTTGGAACAGGATTTTCAGATGAACAGCGTGATGAATATTTTGATTATTCAATGATTGGTAGAATTGTAGAGGTCATGTACAATCAGAAAATCCAAGATAAGAATGGTGGTCCTGCATCTTTATTCTTGCCTAGGTTCTTGGGTGTTCGTTTTGATAAAGATGTTGCAAATAGTTTGCCAGAAGTAAAATAATTAAGAGGTGATTAAATGTTCAAAACAGAAAAAGACATTGAGTTGTTCATCATAAATCAAGATATAGATTTTGCAGAAAAAGCACTTGCGGCTTATAATGTAAGCAAAGAATACATTAAACCGACAACATTGCAACAATGCGAAGATATTATGTGGGATGTGTTGGACAACTTCAATTTGATTTAGATCACAAATGATAGAAAATAATATTGGAGGAATTGGCGATATTAATTCGTCAAAAAGGGGTTCTGGTGCTCGCTACAATGCAGGCAAACCAGACTATTCTTTGATTCCATTTGATACCTTAGCTGATGAAGCTAGGGTATGGGAGTATGGTGCAAAGAAATATGCCGCATGGAATTGGACTAAAGGCATGGCATGGTCAGTTCCATTTGCATGTCTTATGCGACACATGTCTGCATGGCAACAAGGGGAGGAACTTGATCCAGAATCTGGATTACCGCATCTTGCACATGCGATATGCAATCTTCGTATGCTAACTTATTACTCAAAACATTATCCGGACGGTGATGATCGCCCTAGTGGGGTACATCGCAATCTCAAAAATGATTCTGATTCATCTTGAAAATTGAATAATGTTCATCTTCATTAGTATAATAATAGCACTGGCACTTGCAATTGTTTCTGAGTCTTTCTCAATTATCGGGATGGCTGCAACATTCCCGTCGATCTTTTGGTCTGTTGTTGCTATGGGAACTGTCTTGGGTGCTGGCAAACTTGCCAGTGCCTCATTCTTGTATCGTTATTGGTCGTATGCTCCAAAACTTCTAACCATTCCAATGACAATATTTGTTATTGTTCTAACCATGATAACTATAACAGGTCATTTTGGATATTTGTCAAAAGGGTATCAGCAAGATTCTATTGCATTAAAACAAGTATCAGTTCGAATCGAACAACTTGATGATGAACGATTACGAAAAATTGAACGCAAACATGAAATAGACACTCAAATTGCACAGTTGCCTTCAGATCGAGTGGCATCCAGGGTTAAGCTGGCAAAGCAATTCGAGAAAGAGCAAAATGAGGTGACAACTAGAATTAATCAACTAGATGAACAGATAACAGAATTGAAGAGCAAACAAATTGATGCGCAAGCTCACATTGGGCCGATTATGTATATCTCACAAGCACTAGGGATATCTACCGATGAAGGTGTGAAGTGGTTCATTTTGTTTATAGTATCAGTGTTTGATCCATTGACTCTGGCATTGACCATTGCAGTTAGTGTCATGATTCAGCATCGCAAAGAACAATTGCTTGAAGAAACCAAAGAAAATGAAGAGAAGAACAGAGCTCGTCGTAAACGCATCCAAAAAGAAAAAGATATTCCATTAGATTTGTTTGAATTGGTAGAAGATGATGAACCTGAACAAGAACAAACAACTACCAATCCGTTCAGTTATACCGTTAAACATCCATTTAAGGGATAGTCAGAAATTTGAAAAACATTAATCTCAATGCAATAATAGCATTGAGAAGGAGTTATTATGCACAATAAATTTTATACATATTGTAACGTCATCGGAAATAATATCCTAGTAAGAGGATATGACGGTGATAAGCAATTTACAGAAAAAATACCTTTTTCCCCGACACTTTATATTCAATCAAAGAATCCAAAATCAGAGTGGAGATCATTGTATGACAACAAACCACTCGAACCAATTAAATTTGACACAATAAAAGAGGCACGAGATTTTCGTGAGCAGTACAAAGATGTTGAAGGTTTCAAAATTCATGGACAAGAAAAATGGCAATATCAGTACATTCACGATAATTTCCCGGGTGATATTGTATATGACCTAAGACTAGTCAAAATTCTGACATTAGATATTGAATGTATTTCCGATAATGGATCTTTCCCTGATATTCAATCAGCAAATGCACCAATAACTCTAATTTCTTTGCACAATTCAACAGTAAATAAAACAATTGTTTTGGGATTAAAGCCATACACAAAACAAGAAGACGATAACTTTGAATATATCCAGTTCAATGATGAATATTCAATGTTGAAATATTTTATTGCATATAATCAACTGCACAAATTTGATGTTTGGACAGGATGGAACATCGACCAGTTTGATACGCCTTATATTGTCAATCGAATTATGAGATTGTTTGATGATGATATGGTTAAAAAGTTATCACCATTTAACTACATTCGTGAAAAAACAATTGAGATTCGTGGTCGTGAAGTTCAGACCTTTGACATTTTTGGTATTGTGTCACTCGATTATCTTGAGTTGTACAAAAAGTTTACATATGGTTCAAAAGAGTCATATGCATTGGGATATATTGCACAAGAAGAACTGGGCGAAACAAAAGTTGAATTACCGGGTGAATCTTTTAAGGATGCATACAATAATCACTTTCAAACATTCGTTGCATATAATGCAAAAGACACTTTACTTGTAAAGAAACTTGAAGAGAAGATGAAGTTGATTGAATTGGCATTCAGTCTGGCTTTCTTGTATAAGTGCAATATTCCTGACATTTACAAAACAGTATTGCCGTGGGAGATTTTTATTTACAATCATCTTTCACAAAAGAAAATTGCAGTTCCACCACACAGAAAGATTTTAAGTGCATCATTTGATGGTGCATGGGTTAAAGATGTCAAACCCGGAATGTATGGATGGATGATGTCTTTCGACTTTGCGGGACTGTATCCTCGAATAATTATGCAATGGAATATGTCACCTGAAACATTCATAGACGACTATCAACCATTGACACCCGATAAATTCTTGCAGAACGACAATTCAGTTATTCAATGTTGTGAATACGCAAAAGCAAATGACTATACAATTGCGGCAAACGGTTCAATGTATAGAAAGAATGTAAAAGGTTTCTTAGCTGAACTGATGGAATATGTTGTTGAGGGCCGTGGTTTAGCTAAACAAGAGATGTTGAAGTTAGAATCTGAATACCAGCAAACGAAGGATTCATCTTTACAACCTCGAATTGCAGCATTGCACAATAGACAAATGGCTTTGAAAATTGCAGCAAACGCTGCATATGGTGCAATCGGTAATGAAGGATTTTTGTACTATGAATATAGAATGGCTGAAGCAATTACAACAACAGGTCAGTTATCTGATAAGCATGTTGCAATTAAGTTGAACGATAAGCTGAACGAAATATTGCACACATCAACCGACTACATTGCACTTGCTGATACAGATTCGGTATATTTGGATTGTAATGAGTTAGTTCATAAAATGATCTCATTGCGAACTGTGTCAAATGACACTGATAGCATTGTGAAGTTTTTGGATAAGTTTGGTGAACAAATTTGTCAACCAGTAATCAATGATTCTATAGATTACATATTCAAGTTAACAAATGGATACAAAAAAGTCATGAATAGCAAACGTGAAGCAATTGCGTCAAAGACTCTAATTCGTGCAAAAAAGAACTATGCTATGTATGTTCACAATTCTGAAGGTGTTTCATATCCAACACCGAAGCTTAAGATTATGGGCATTGAAATTGTGAGATCTTCAACTCCATCATGGTGCAGGACAAAGTTGAAAGAATGCGTCAAATATATTTTTGAAAAGGATGAAAAGTTCCTAAGATCATATTTTGAGAACATTTATGATGAGTTTTGTAATCTTCCAGCGGAAGATATTGCATCTCCTCGTGGTGTTTCAGATCTTGATAAATGGATGGATGGCAAATCATATAAAAAAGCATGTCCATTGCATGTTAGAGGTTCAATATTGTATAATTGTTATGCAGAGAAATACAATTATGATTCAATTCAAAATGGGGATAAGATAAAATTTTTATATCTTAAATTGCCCAACCCAATTAATGAAAATGTAATTGCATTTCCTTCTGCAGGGAAATTACCGAAAGAATTGAACTTGCATCATTATATTGACTATGAACTTCAATTTGAAACTACATTTAAAAAACCTTTGACATCATTAACAGATGCAGCTGGTTGGCATTTAGATGATTTTAGTTCTTTGGAAGAGTTTTTCGGATGAGCACACCTTACAAAAAATATCAGAAGGAAATTAACAAGCATTGGAAGAAATTGCAAGCAGTACAAGAGACGTGCACTCATCCAATAGAATTTATTGAGCAACAATCAGCAGACGGTGATATAGTAAAATTTAAAAAATGTAACTATTGTGGAAAGGTATGGTTGGAAAATTACTAATTATTAGGAGATCAAATGGAACCAATTATTATGACGTTTAGTGGAAATTATTTTAATCTACTTTACCCTGAACAAAACAAAATATTACTTGAAGATATTGCACATGCATTAGCTAATACATGCCGATTCGGAGGCCATTGCAGAGAATTTTATTCAGTTTCTCAACATGCAGTATTGGTTAGCCATCTTGCACCAAAAGAATTTGCATGGGATGCATTACATCATGATGATGCTGAAGCATTCTTAGGAGATATACCCACACCATTAAAACAATTACTTCCAGAATTCAAAAAAATTGAACATAATTTAGAGCAAGTTATATGGAAACACTATGGTATTTCATCTGTGTTAAATCCTGCCGTAAAAAATGCAGACTTGCAAGCACTTATGATTGAAAGATACAGTTTTATGCCATTAGATGATATTGCATGGGATTGTTTTAAAGATGTTACTATATCTGAAATGATGCCGGAAATGATACCATTAAAAGCACTATCCCCCAATGATGCAAAAAAATTGTTTATCGAACGCCATTTAGAACTTGCACATCTGAATAAATAAAAACAGTGCGCGGATAACACTGAATCAATCAACCGTAATTACAAAAAGGAATATAAATGTCACTACTAGAGAAACTAAAAGCCACTGGCGCAATCTCATCTGAAGTAATATCACAATCAAACTTCTTTAAACCGAAGAACATTGTTCAAACAAAAATACCAATTATCAATGCTGCATTTTCAGGTTCATTGGATGGTGGGTTAGTTTCAGGTTTAACTGTCATTGCAGGTCCTTCAAAATTTTTCAAAACAAACCTAGGACTTGTTGCAGTTAGCGCATATATGGAAAAATATCCTGACGCAATTTGTCTTTTTTATGATTCTGAGTTCGGTGTAACCCCTGAGTATTTACGGGCGCACGGAATTGATGGTGATAGAGTAATTCATCTTCCTATACTTCATATTGAGCAGTTGAAGTTCGACATTGTTAAGAAGTTGGAAGAAATCAAAAAGACAGACAAAGTAATCATCTTCATTGACTCGCTAGGCAATCTTGCTTCAAAGAAAGAAGTTGAAGATGCAGAAGAAGGTAAAAGTGTAGCAGATATGACACGTGCAAAGTCAATAAAGTCTTTGTTCCGAATCATAACACCTCATTTGACAATGAAGGACATTCCAGCAATTGTCATTAATCATGTTTATGAAGAAACTGGTCTTTATGCAAAAACAATTGTTTCGGGCGGTACGGGTGTCATGTACTCAGCAAATCAAGTGTTTGTTATCGGGCGTTCACAAGAAAAAGAAGGAACAGAAGTTGTTGGTTACAAGTTTACAATTAATATTGAAAAATCTCGTTTTGTGAAAGAAAAAAGCAAGCTACCATTTACCGTAACATTTGATGGTGGAATCAATAAGTGGTCAGGTTTGCTAGACCTAGCAATGGAAGCTGGTATTGTAAAGAAACCTAGCAATGGATGGTATGCCCGTGTTGACACAGATACTGGTGAGTTGGAAGATAAGAAGTGGCGTGAAGCAGATACAAATAGCATGGAATTCATGAAACCTATTCTTTCAAACAAAAAATTCAATGATTTTGTTCGCACCAAATATCAATTGGCAATTAATAACATTCAACAAGGCGACAAAAATGAGTAGATATGAAATTACAGAAAAGTTTTCGCCTGGCGGATTTAAGATATTTCGACTAACAGAAGGTAAGTTTGCTGGTGTTGAATATTCTTATTCACGAGTTGCATTTGAACCTTCAGACGATAACTTGGTTGTTGTTATTGACTATGATGTTACTTCCGGTGAGAAGTTTGATGAACAAACTGGGAATGAATTTGGTCAATACATTGGAAATATTCTGATGGAAATTCTGCAAGAACAACTGGCCAGCGACAATCCACAAATTGTCTATAAAGGTGGCATTTAAAAGTTACAATTTTGACATTCAGGGGAGATGCCTGCTACAATAGGTTATCCCCTGAATGTCATTATTAATATTATGGAAAAAATAGAACACTTAATCCTCGAAAACTTGGTTAATAATGATGAATATTCCCGTCATGTTTTACCGCATTTAAAATCTGAGTATTTCACTCATAAAGTTGACCGAGCTATTTTTAATTTTGTTTCGACATTTTTTGAGACTCACAATAAATGTCCAACGAAGAAGATTCTAAAATTAATTGCAAAAGAATATCCAAAATTTAATCAAGATGAGTATGTAGAAGCTGATAATATTATCTCATCATTTGAAGAAACCAAATCTGACAACATAGACTGGATAACAGATCGCACCGAGAAATTTTGCAAAGATCGTGCAATTTATCTTGCGCTGGAAAAATCAATTAATATCACGGAAGGAAATTCAAAAGATTTTGGAGTAGATGCAATTCCAGCAATTCTGCAAGATGCATTGGCAGTGTCATTTTATAAGAATGTAGGACATGACTACCTAAGTGATTTTGAACATCGTTGGGAGTTTTATCATCTGAAAGAAAAGAAAGTACCATTTCCGTTAGAGGTGTTCAACAAGATTACAAATGGTGGAGTATCATCAAAGACATTGAACGTATTAATGATGATGACTAATACTGGTAAATCTTTGTTCATGTGTGACCATGCTGCTTTTTGCGTGAAAAATGGATACAAAGCTCTTTACATCACACTTGAAATGGCACAAGAGAAAATTGCTGAACGAATTGATTGTAATTTGCTTGATGTGACACCACAAGAGCTTCATCGAATAAACAAAAATGAATTCTCAACTAGATTATTAAAGATGCAAGAGCAATACAAAGGTCAGTTAGTTATCAAAGAATATCCAACTAGTGGTGCGCATGTAGGACATTTCCAAGCATTGCTGGATGAATTGCAAATCAAGAAAAACTTTAAACCAGACATAATTTTTGTTGACTACCTAAACATATGCTCTTCTCAAAGAATAAAGATGGGCGGTAGTGTCAATTCATATCAATATATTAAATCTATTGCAGAGGAATTAAGAGGTATGGCAGTGTTGAATGATGTTCCTATTATTTCTGCAACTCAAACTAATAAGTCGAGTTGGGGAGCATCGGATATGGAAATGTCGGATACGTCTGAGTCTGGAGGACTTCCGATGACAGTTGATCTACTCATTGGCGGAATGCGTACAGAAGAATTGGATGAGTTGGGTCAAATATTATGGAAGCAACTGAAATCTCGTTATGGTGATGTCAATTATTACAGACGTTTCGTGACTGGTGTAGATTTACCACACTTCAGATTTTATGATTTAGATGAAAGTGCTCAACAATCACTGAGTGAACGAGGTAAAACAGATGATAAACCTGTGTTTGATAAGAGCAAATTTGGCAGCAGAGTAAAGATCAGTGATGCTGTGCAGGACATAGATTTTAGTTAAATAAAAATGGTTAATCAATGAGTAAATTTAGACTATACAGTGACATGCATTTGGATTGGTATGCATCTGGCTTCCGGCAAACAGGATTATCTACAACGCCCTTTGTTGATCCTTTTTGGTATCCTAAAGTTTTACCTGATGAAAATAATACTACACTTATTCTTGCTGGTGATATTTGGACTGGCACAAAATTCATAAATTACATGGAATATAGTTGGATAAGTAAGGTTGCCTCAAGATTTAAGCAAGTATTGGTAGTATTGGGCAATCATGATTATTGGCCGGGAAATGATGCATTGACTATTAAAGATGGTGGCAAGCATGCAAATGAGTTACTTAATAATATGGGTGTATTAAATGTTAAAGTGCTTGATTGTGACATACATCAAGACGACGATGTTTTATATGTAGGGGCAACTCTTTGGACTGATATGTCAAATAGTGATCCAATTAAAATGGTCAGTATGGAGACAGTAATGAGTCATGATGGTAAGATTGCATACGAAACAGAACCGAATGGTAAGTGGATCAGATTTACATCTCAAAAATGGATTGATACACATTATCGGCATCTAGATTATATTAAGCATGTAGCAAGAGAAAATCGTAATAAAAAGGTTGTTGTGATAACGCATCATGCACCATTAACAAACTTGGTGGATTCAAGTTATGCAAATGATTTTCTAAATTCATATTTTTCAAATGATCTTGGTGATTTTATTTTAGACAATCAAAATATAGTTAATTGGTGTTATGGTCATACGCATCATTTTATAGACAAACAGTTAGAACATTGCAGAATAATGAGTAATCCTGTAGGTTATAAAAGTGAAAATAGGGAATTGAAAGGACTTATACAACATTCTACGCATGATGTTGGTCAAATGTCTAGTCAATTGATATATTAAGCAGTTATATTGTTATTTTATGGATGGGTGTAAATGAGTTTTCTTGAAGAACAATATCTCCGCAAAGTTAGTTATAAATTTAGGAACTATAAAGAGAAAGGGAATCATCAATACAACTTTTCTTGTCCTATTTGCAATGATTCCGCTAAGAAAAAAAATAAAGCACGAGGTTATGCGTTTAATAAGAATGGTTCATTAATCATTCATTGCCATAATTGCGGATATGGAGCATCATTTCCGAACTTTTTGAAAACAGTAGATCCACTACTTTATCAAGAGTTTGTCATGGAACGGTTTAAGGAAAAATTGAGCAATCAAGTCAATTCTGAAATTTATGAAGATGGGGCTCCATATATGTCAAAAAATTTGGAAACAAAAAAATACATACCTAATATTTTCTCATCACTACCGCGTTTGAACGAACTTCCATTATCACATCCGGCACGAAAGTATGCAGATAGTCGCTTGTTGCCTATAACTAAGTTTGAATTTTATTATGCAGAAAAATTCATAGAATGGACTAAAGGTCATACCGGCAAATTCAAATCTGTTAACAATGACAATCATCCAAGAGTGGTGATTCCATTTTATGCAAGAGATGGTCATATCATTGGATATACTGCACGAGCTTTAAATGGTGAAGAACCAAAATACTATAGAATTTTCATAGATGATAATGAAAAAGAGAAATTTTTTGGGATAGATCGACTAGATGAAAGCAAGCAAGTTTATGTTCTTGAGGGTGAAATTGATTCACTGTTTCTCCCAAATGCTATTGCAGTTAGTAATGGTAAATTGCAAACGTACATGAACAAAAATGCAATTTACATTCCAGATGCGGACAGACGAAACAAACACATCACAAAAAATATTGATGAAATGATTGACATTGGATTAAAGGTGTGTTTGTTGCCAGATGATTTACCTGGGAAAGACATCAATGAATTAATAGTCAATGGTATGACAACTGACAAAATAATTAATATAATTAATCAAAATGTTTATCAAGGTTTAACTGGTAAATTGAAATTTAATCAATGGAAAGTTGTTTAATGAAAGTGTTATCATGCTTTGATGGTATCAGTTGTGGGCAAAGGTTTATCTATAAAATAGGAAAATAATAATGCAAAGAATTGAAGGAAGAAATGGTTATAAAGTATTAGATCATGGGTTTGTTGCTCTTGTTGAAAGCATGGGATCGGACTTGTCAATAGTGAGAAATGCAAGGGTGTCATACGATGCTGAATGGAGAACTGGTAAAGATGCTGGAAAAGATGAGAAGTTAATTTACTATCTGGTTGAAAATGGTCATACTAGCCCATTTGAGTCAGTTCAATTCACATTTGAAGTGAAGGCGCCAATCTTCGTATTTCGTCAATGGCATCGACATCGAACATGGTCATATAATGAAATATCTGCAAGATATGCAGAGCTTCCAGATGAATTTTACGTCCCAGATCCGAAACAAATTACTGGTCAGCATTCAAGCAATAAGCAAATGCGCACGGACGAGAAACATCCCAGTGCAGAACATTGGGCGCAAGTCATCCAATCAACAAATGAAAACTCATTTAAGATATACAAGTCAATGATTGACGATGGAGTACCGCGTGAACTTGCCCGTTCCGTTCTTCCGGTTGGAACATATAGTCATATGTTCGCAACTGTAGACTTACACAACTTAATGCATTTCATGCGATTGCGATTGCATTCTCATGCGCAGTATGAAATTAGAGTTTATGCAGAAGCAATGTTAAAATGTATTAATGAAGTTTGTCCGGTGTCGGTTGCAGCATTTTGTAAGAAATATAACATTAAAGAGGTTGTTTAAAATGTACAATGAAATGGTTAAATCACTGGCAAAACCAGGAAAAGAAATTTTGAATACACTTACCGCAGAAGATTGCCATGCATTACACATGGCAGTTGGTATTGTAGGTGAAGCGGGTGAATTGATTGATGCAGTCAAGAAGGCTGTTATTTACCGTAAACCTTTAGATCGTGCTAATGTTATTGAAGAACTCGGTGACCTAGAATTTTACATGGAGGGATTACGTCAGGCATACAACATCACCCGAGAAGAAACAATTGATAATAATATTGCAAAATTGGGTGAGCGCTATAAGGCAGGAACATACTCAGATAAAGCCGCTCAAGAAAGAGCTGACAAGAAATAATTTTTCTCTAGTGGTGTAGATAGGAATCTGACAATATATATTTTGCAGTTTAATTTCAATAATAACAGAGGCAGTATGCAATCACTTGTAACCCCAAAAATCACCCTTCCAAAAGATACTTATACCCTAGACGATTATCCACAAGCAGTTACATTCGCAGATGTTCAGAACTCAGTTTTCTGGACACATTCCGAGATTGAAGTAGAAAAAGACATTCAAGATATTTTAGTCAACATGACTGAAGCAGAGCGCCATGGTGTTTTGACTGTATTAAAAGTGTTCACCAAATATGAACTGATTATCGGTAATGAGTATTGGGGCAACTGTATTGCCAAGTGGTATCCTCGTCCTGAAATAGAACGTATGGCAAGCAGTTTCAGTTTCTTTGAACTAAATGTGCATGCCCCCTTCTACAACAAAATCAATGAGCTTCTTCATCTTAACACAGATGAGTTTTATAATTCATATGTTGAAGATGACACACTTCGCAGTCGCATTGCATTCATTGAAGATGCCTTAAGTGGAGAAGATAAGTTGTATTCATTGGCAGTGTTTGCCATGCTTGAGGGTGCTGTTCTATATTCTTCATTTGCATTTCTAAAACATTTTCAGAGCCAAGGTAAAAATAAGCTAATCAATATTGTTGCAGGTATTGATTTTTCTGTTCGCGATGAAAATTTGCATCACGAAGCTGGTTGCTGGTTATTCAAAACTCATTTAGATGAGGCTCGCTTACTTCCTGAAGATCAAGAGAAACTTTATAATAAAATCTATGAAGCTGCAAAGATCATAACAGAGCATGAACATCGAATTGTAGATATGATTTTTGAGAAGGGAACTATGGAAGGCATCACAAAAGGTCAATTGAAAAATTTTGTTGAAAGTCGAGTTGATTTATGTTTACAGAATTTAGGACTATCTACACAAAATAATCCTGCATCTAATCCAGTGGCAGAATGGTTTTATTTGGGAATTACAGTTGCAAAAATGCATGATTTCTTCGCTAAGATTGGCAACCAATACCATAGAAACTGGAATGAACGAGGATTCATCTGGTCTAACAAACTTGAGATTTAACTTAAAGGTAAGAGCATAATGTCACTAAGAGAACAATTATCAGAAGAACGCAAAGATCATCAAGCACGAGGATTGTTGCCAAAATGGGTAACAACTGATGGATGGGGATTCTTTAAGCAAAAATATTTGCATGATGCATCATCATATAGAGAACAAATAGAAAGAATTTGTCGGACAGCAGCAAAGCATACAGATGATCCTGATATGTGGGAAGGGAAATTCTTTGAGTTGTTTTGGAATGGATGGTTGAGTCCTTCAACTCCAGTTCTTGCAAATATGGGAACAACTAGAGGATTGCCAGTCAGTTGTTCCGGTGGTTATATTGAGGACAGCATTTTTGGATTCTATTCCCATAACCTAGAATCGGCTCTTCTAACAAAAGAAGGTTTTGGTACATCTGGATATTTGGGTGATATTAGACACAGAGGATCTCCAATTTCAATTGGTGGAACAGCATCTGGATCATTGCCTGTCTTTTCCATGTTATTGCAGACAATGCGCGATGTTGCGCAAGGTACAGCCAGAAGAGGTGCATGGGCTGGATATATAGAAATTGACCATAATGATTTTGATGAAATTGCAGACTATGTAAAAGAATATCCTGACGATGCTAACATCGGATGGAATATCACTGACAAATTCGTTGAAAAATTGAATGCTGGTGATGAAGAAGCAATCAGACGGTATCAGAAAGTTATGAAGTTGAAGCTCCTATCAGGCAAAGGATATTTCTTTTTCCCTGATAAAGTTAACAGAGCAAATCCTGAAACATACAAAAAACATGGGCTGAGTGTTAAAGCATCAAATCTGTGTTCTGAAATTACACTCCATTCGGATGAGTCACACACATTTACTTGCGTCTTGAGTTCAATGAATCTAGCATATTATGATGAATGGAAAGATACAGATGCAGTGTTCAATGCAACGATATTTCTTGATTGCGTGGCATCTGAATTTATTGCCCTTGCAAAAAATAAACAAGGTTTAGAAAAAGCTGTTAGATTCACAGAAAAGGGAAGAGCACTTGGGCTCGGTGTTATGGGACTTCACTCTTATTTTCAGAAGAACATGATACCTTTTGAGTCATTTGAAGCGCATATGAAGAATATGGAAATCTTCAAACATATTCATGACAAATCGCTTGAGGCTTCAGCGTGGATGGCAAAACAATGGGGTGAGCCTGAATGGTGTTCAGGTTTTGGTATTAGAAATACTCATAGAACTGCAATTGCACCAACTATGAGTACAGCAACATTAATGGGCGGTGCATCACAAGGCATTGAACCTTTTTATGGAAATTGCTTTGTAAAAGATGGTGCTGGAGGTTCAATGGAAGTCATTAACCCACAATTTTATGCTTTAATGAAATCTCGCAATAAATACAGTCGAAAATTGGTTAAAGAAATTGCAGATAAATATGGTTCTGTTCAACATCTAGATTGGTTGACTGACCATGAAAAATTAGTGTTCAAAACTGCATTTGAAATTAACCAAGAAGTTATATTGAGACTTGCAGCAACCAGACAAAAATATATTTGTCAAAGTCAATCATTGAATTTATTTTTTGATGCAAATGAAAGTGAAGAATATATTAGTCAAATTCATCAAATGGCATTTCTTGATGAACGAATTAAGAGCTTGTATTATGTACGTACACAAGCAGGTGTTGCAGCAAGTAAAGGTGAATGTTTATCATGTCAATAGGAGGATAAATGCCAATTTACTTAATGAGCTGTACTAAATGCAATTCACAAGAAGATAAATTAGTGATGGCATCCGATATTGCTGAAAAAAAGGATGATGTTTATCCGACAGTTCAGTGTTCAAATTGCCAGTCACCAATGAAGAAAACAGACACATTATTTGGTTCAGGATTTGACTTTAAAGGTGATTGGTTCAAAACAAAAGGGAAATACTAGCAATGACACGAAAAGATATCTTTTGCGAATCGTGTGAGGAAGAATTTAATATCAAATGCAGAAACGACGATATTGTGATTGGTTTCTGTCCATCATGCGGTGAAGAAATTGACACAGATTGGAATGTTTCAGAAGACCAGGAAGATTAAATTTTAATCGACTTTAATTGGTTATGTAGATTTGGGGTTTTCATAAACCATTTGCGATAAATTTTGGCTCTAATGTTATTGTTAAAACAGTTAGCGTCAAATAAAGCACCACTTATGTATAACAAATATTCTTCTGAATAAGTCATGCTAGCTTTTGTTTCACAGAACAATAAAATTTCTCTTTTGAACTCATTTTCACCTTTTTCAGACACAAGGGCTTTTAACTCGTCAGATGATGACCAATAAGTTTTCCAGTCAGAAGAAACTTGTTCCTTTTTCTTAACGCCTTTTGATTGAGTAGTTTTGGTTTTTGTTCCTAATTTTCTTCCGATATACCATTTGCCTGTTGGTATATGAGTTATTTTATAGAGAAACCCAATGACTTTAGGTGGCAATTCGGTTATAATCTTACCTTGGTATGTCCATTCAGATGTCATTGGAATCAACTAGTTATAAAAAATTGAAATGAATTATTATTATGTTAATATATTTATGTTGAACTGAAATCACACAAGGAGATAACAATGTATGTTAAAATTGGACCTTATATAGATTGGGTTGGTCCTTACCAAATAGCCGAAAAACTGCTATTTTGGCTTGATAAAGATGACGACAGAGTTTTCAACTTTGGTGAATGGTTAGCAGGTGGTGAAACTAGAGAATCCGTGCTGATGAAGCTCTGTTCTTGGATACATGACAAGAAAAAGAGAAAGGTGTTAATTGATATTCATGACTATGATGTATGGTCAATGGATCATACTCTAGCACTGATTATTCTCCCTATGTTAATCAAATTGAGGGAACGCAAACATGGATCACCATATGTTGATCTAGATGATGTCCCGGAAAATTTGAGATTCGATGAAACAGAAAAATACTCACCACAACTAACTTTTGATTTTTATCATGATGATGATGTGGAAAAAATGAACTGTGACATTCATACTCGTTGGGAGTGGGTCTTAAATGAAATTATATGGGCGTTTACTCAGTTGAATGACGATAATTGGGAAGAGCAATATATAAAAGTTGCATCGGAAAAAGTTAAAGGTGAAATTGACTGGGAAGGACGAGAATTACATGAACTTCGCATTGCCAATGGATTGCGACTATTCGGTAAGTATTTTCAATCATTGTGGGATTAATTAAATTTTGCAATGAAGAAATTCTTAGATAGCGCATTGATATTTTGCTCAGTTGTTGGCTCAACATTGGTCGCAAGTGACATTGGATACATTAAGTTTGGGTTTATGTTGTTTTTCATTGCATCATGCATCACTATAAAAATGATTTTGGATAGTAACATAAGTAGGTCACAGTTGATTGTTGCTGTCTATTTTATGCTGATGAATTTGGTTGGAATTGTTCGACATTAAGTTATCAAAGCAAATTATGTGATGTGTTGGGGGTTATTAAATATGAAATTTAAAACTGAAGATCAAATGAAATATACTTACCATCCTGATAGGACAAAACCACCAGTTAACATTAACTGGGTTTTTGTGTTTGGTTCAAATTTAGCTGGCATTCATGGTGCAGGTGCCGCAAAAGAGGCATTTAATACTTATGGTGCTGTATGGGGTGAGGGTGTTGGAAGATTCGGACAATCATTTGGAATTCCAACCAAAGATGAACAAATCAAGTCAATGTCTCTTAATCAAATTGAACCATTCGTTGAACTGTTTATCCAATATGCAGCAAAGCATCCAGAATTGAAATTCTTTATGACGCGCGTAGGGTGTGGTTTGGCAGGAAATACAGATGCCAAGATTGCACCTTTATTCAAAAATGCTACAATAAACGTTATATTCCCTGAACAATGGAAGGAATATCTTGAGAAAGGTAATTAAGAAGGACAATCACATGACACAAGTTACACAACAAACAAGCATCATCCCAAGTAATCCCAAAGATCAAGAAGCAATTTTCGATGCAATTAAAGATGCAGATGTGCATTTGCAAACTATTGCAAATGAACGAGATCAAATTAAAGACATCATTGATGAAATTCACGAAAAATATGAAATTAATAAAGGTCTTATTCGCAAGATGATTAATACTTATCATAAGCAGAATTTTGCAAAAGTTGAACAAGAAACAGAAGATTTCTTTGAGGCATACGAAAAAATTGTTAAAATGTAAAGTGGAACATAAGACACATCACCAATGGAAATACTTTTTATTTTGGAGATTTTAAGTGGAAAATGAAAAAAAAGTAATTGCTTATAAAGGATTCAATCTTGATATGACATGTCGAGATTTCCAATTTGAGCTTGGTAAAACTTATATCCATGAAGGCAAAGTAAAAATATGTTCTTCTGGTTTTCATTCCTGCGAATATCCTCTTGAGGTTTTTAGTTATTACCCACCGTCAAAAAGTCGTTTTGCAATAGTGGAAGCAATGGGTGAAATTGACTCAGAAACTAATGATTGTGATAGTAAGATTGTATCTTCACATATACACATAAAAGATGAATTGAAAATATCTGATTTAGTTACTGCGGCAATTTCTTGGATTACATCAAATTGTGTTTCATTCAACTCACAACATAATAACTCAGACTATAACGCATCAAATATACCAGAATATCGGAGCATATCCAATGTAACAGAAGAATGGTGCGAATCTAATGCAACTGGACTCCGCAGTGCATCAATTGCAACAGGAAAACATAGCAGATCAAATGTATCAGGAGAATGGGGCGCATCGAGTGCAACTGGATACAATAGCACATCTAGTGCATCAGGGGTACGCAGGATATCAAGTGCAACTGGATACAATAGCACATCTAGTGCAGAAGGATATCGGAGTGCATCAAGTGCAACGGGAGACCATAGCATATCTAGTTCAAATGGACATCAGAGCATATCAAGTTCAACAGGATATCATAGCGCATCAATTGCAACAGGAATTGGTTGCATTTCCAATGCAACTGGATACCAGAGCGCAGCGAGTGCAGAAGGAACTGGTTGCATTTCCAATGCAACGGGACACAAGAGCGCATCTAGTTCAACTGGACATCAGAGCGCAGCAAGTGCAACAGGATGTCATAGCGCATCGAGTGCAACTGGAGAATGTAGCATATCGACAGCGACTGGATATTGGAGCGCATCTAGTGCAAAAGGAAGCTATAGCATATCAAGTGCAACTGGATACCAGAGCGCAGCAAGTGCAACAGGTGAATGTAGCATATCGACGGCGACTGGATCTTGGAGCGCAGCGAGTGCAACAGGAAAAAATGCAGTAGCAATGAACATAGGCTTACGTGGAAAAGCGAAAGCATCAGAAGGTGGGGCTATTGTGTTATGTTATTACGATACTAATGGAGACATTATGCACATTCGAGCGTCAAAGGTTGGTGAGAACGGAATCAAGCCAGATGTGTATTATGTATTGAATGAGAATAACGAATTTGTAGAAGCAAAAACAATCAAAAAGGTGTAAAATGGAACATAAGACTCACGCCGATAAAGGGCGTTATATTCTCAATTCCAAAAAGATATTCCCTGAGTTCAATATTATTGATTATGACGGATCACTCAAAACAAACCTTGTGTTTTACAATGAAAACATTGATTCTTCAGTAAAAAAAGCAGCGGCAATTGAGTTCTGGAAAAAGCAAGGAAAGGATACTGCAAAGATATCAAAATTATCAGAAGGGTGGTTTATTACTTGTGGAGCAGTTGCACATATGGCCGGTAGAGGAATTGCACTTGACGTTAAGCATTTGACATATCTAGATAAGAAGTTCAATGAGTTATGTGCAATGAAGCAAGATGAGGAAGATAATACACCTCCAGTAGTTAGAACTAATGAAGAAAAATCTGATGCGGTTTTATCTTCTCACATTGCAGAGTTTGAAAATGGTGTCGATCTCATCTACACAGGTAAATCATTTGATGCAAAGGGATATCTTATTCGCAATGAAGTCAAACCAACAATCACTAAGAAGATCGCTGAACACTTCAAATCATTATTGAAAGAGTTGAAAGATGTAGAGACAGATGAACAGTTGAAAGAATCATACAACCATCTCACCAAGCGTGAATTGACTAAGTTGCGCGAGCAAATTGAAAGCATGATCGCATCATGTGAAGTAGCATGTGCAATAACCAAAGCAGCAAGAAAACCTCGTGCAAAGAAAGTTAAAGCACCATCTGTTGTTGTTAAAAATATTAAGTATATGAAAGAAGATCCTGCACTTGGTTTGGTATCTATGCCTGCAGAAAAACTCGTTGACTCATCTGAGGTATGGATATTTAATACTAAAGTTAGACGATTGTTCAGGTATTCAGCTTTACAAGGTAGCAAAATTTCAGTCAAAGGTACAACATTGACAGGATTCGATCCAGAAAAATCTGGTGGTAAGAAATTGCGTAAACCAGAAGTTCAATTGAAAGATGTTAGTCATATGACCAGCAGACCACTCACAAAACTATATAATGAGATTAAGGCAGTTGCATCAAAAGCAACTGGTAGAATAAACGAAGATTGTATCATTCTGAAAATATTTTAAGGAGAACAAAATGACAACAACATCTGCATCTGTAATGGGTAATGGAGAAGAAACACCAGAAATGAAGGCTGCTCGTATTAAAGCAAACAGACAAGCTGGCATAGAAAAAGCTCGTGCAGCTAAAGCATTGCAACATACCAAGACAGAATCCAAGATAACTGGTAATACAAATACACATGATGAAATTGCTATTTGGCAGCAAGCATATTTTATTTTCTTGCAAACCTTTCAAGTCCGTAGTGAAAAAGATTTCAAAATTTGTGAATCTCTAGCAAATAGTGTGGTTAGACACTTTAAAGAACTTGGTAAGATATAAGATGACAAAAATTCTGGTCGATTTTTCACAGACAGTTATTTCAGCTTGCGCTGCTCAAGCGAACGACTTGCGCAACAGTGGAGATACAAAAAATTATATAAAACATATTGCACTATCAATGCTTCTAAGTTGGAAAAAGAAGTTTCATGGTGAATTGATTATTATTTGTGACTCAAAAAACTATTGGAGAAAACAAGAATTCATCTATTACAAAGGCCATCGACATCATGAAAAGAAAGATAATAATTTTATTGACTGGGATGTGTTGTTTGAAACATTGAATGAATTGAAAGAAGACTTGAAAGCGAACTTTCCGTATAAAGTAATTGAAGTGGAAGAAGCAGAAGCAGATGATATAATCTCAATTTTGGTGAAATACTATCAGGAAAATGAGTTAGTAAATACAGGACTTATTGAAGAACCAGATGAAATCGTTATCATTTCAACTGATAGTGACTTTCAGCAATTGCAGAAATATCCCAATGTTCGTCAATGGAACAATGTCATGAAGAAGTTCATTGTATGCAAGAATCCAAAACAATATTTGATTGAACATATTGTTGAAGGTGATAAAGGCGATAATGTTCCGTCAGTAGTAAATGGTGACGCATGGGCCAAAGCAAGAATGGACAATGTACCAACAAGAGCAGCGCCATTAAAATCATCTCGCATGGTGGATTTTTATAACAAAGGTATTGATGCATGTCTGAATGAGGATGAACGTCGAAATTGGAAAAGGAATGAGATGTTAATTGATTTTGATATGATTCCTACTCGCATAAATATCAAAGTGATACAGGCTTTCATTGAAACAAAAATAGAAGGAAGCAAAGCAAAAGTTTTCAACTATTTAACAAAGAACAGAATGAAGCTCTTAATGAGCAATGCAACAGAATTTTAATAAGGACAACATTATGACAGAAAATAAACGTACTTGGGAATCGTCAAAGACAATTCCAAAATTGATCCATGCGTTTGAACAACTGGAAGCAATTGACAAAGCAGAAGGTGAATATAAAACACAGCTTCTTAGAGAATTTGGCAGCAAAGCTCCATTGAACTTTTTGCTATCATTGAATTTTAATAACAATGTTAAGTTAGATTTACCAGAAGGTATGCCCCCTTTGAAACCAAAAGAACTGGATACAGTCACTCATCCTGATATGATGGGAACCTTAGCATCTAATATTCATCGTCTAAAACATTGTTTACCTGGTGGAAACTTAAAACCATCAAAGAAAGAAGATATATTTATCCAAGTGCTTCTAGCATGTCCTTTGAAAGATGCTGAAATTATGTGCTCAGCAAAAGACAAAGCACTTGAAGAATTGTATCCAACTATTAATGCTGAGTTAGTTAAAAATATTTTTCCGGCGTATGTTAGTCAGTGAGTGTGCATGAAATCTAAATGGATTAAGATGTACCTTGACATTGCGGATAGAGTTGCACAAGAATCACATGCAGTTCGTTTAAAAGTTGGTGCTGTTTTCGTTTCACCAAAAGGTGTAATGAGTACAGGTATAAATGGTTTACCGGCAGGTGGTTCAAATTGCTGCGAACGAAAAGTAATTGATGAACATGGACAATGTCGTCTTGTGACATTAGATGAAGTATCTCATGCAGAGGAGAACTTATTTGCAAAATTGATGCAACAGGGGGTATCAACTGATGGTGGATGGATGTTTCTTACGCATGAGCCATGCATCAATTGCGCAAAGATCATCTTAAATGCTGGCATCAAAGTAGTTATATTTAGACGCCGCTATGCTGGTTCATCAAAAACAGGAACTGAGTGGTTAAGCGCAAATATGGTTAAATGTGAATTGGAAGACAACATTTTGGAGTAACAATGCCTATATATGGATATATTTGTATCAAGTGCAATCATAGTTTTGATCTACTACAAGAAATAGCATCACGTGATACGCCATGTAAAAATCCTTGCCCTTCTTGTAATGAAATTGGTGGAGTATTACAACAATTGAGTGCGCCACCAATGTTATATAGTAGTGATAGAAAAAATACAAATGGAAAATGGCGAGACAAATTGCAGCAAATTCATGAAAATACACCAGGATCTAGATTAGATCAAGTTAGCACAATAACCAAAATTTAAGGAACCAAATGAAGTATAAAACAAATCTAATTATCTTAGATGCAGCTCAATGGAATGGTACACCATTTTCGTTGAGTCAAATACAACAACTAGCATCACCAAATCCTGAAAGAATTAAAGTTGTATCACAAGTTAAAAATGGAGTTCTGACTTATACTTTTATGCAAATTATGTCAGGTGGAAATGTCCAATTCGTCAATAATACGGATTGGGTTGTTTCTGGTTATGATGGTTCTCTTTTTGTTTTACCAAATTCAATTTTTCAAATTCTTACATCAAAGGCGGAATAATGACAACTCAGCTATCTACACATTTTTCTCTAGAGGAATTGACAATCACTCAAGTTCGAGGTGTTGATAATACACCAAACACTGAGATAGTATCGAATCTCAATCACACTGCATGGCAAATGGAGATTGTTAGACATATTCTCGGTGATATTCCTATTCATGTAAATTCAGGATATAGGAGTGCCGCAGTTAATGCAGCAGTTGGTGGAAGTGAACATTCTGCACATTGTTTAGGATATGCAGTAGACTTCATTTGTCCTGAATTTGGTGAACCACTCCAGGTTGCAAAAAAGATTTTGGCATCTGGTTTAAAATTTGACCAGTTGATTACTGAAGGTACATGGGTACATATTTCATTTGATCCAAGACTACGAGGTCAAGCAATGACTGCGCATTTTGTACCTGGCAAACCAACTTCATATACAGATGGACTAAGCTAAGGTGTTTAGCCATAATTGGCTCCCTAAACTAGAACTTCAACGAGTAGATTCACCTGCCGGTCGTAAATATGTTACACCTGAAGGTAACATTTACGATTCGGTAACTACGTTTTTGGGAAAGCACGGTAAAGAAGAACTAGAAAAATGGAGAAATGCTGTAGGTGAAGTTGAAGCAAGAAGAATCTCCGTAAGAGCAGCATCACGCGGAACGTCAATGCATAACAACATTGAACGATTCTTGATGAATGAGGAAGTGAACATACCTAGAACAGACTTGGTTGGGCGTTCACTTTTCAAATCATTTTCAACTACACTAAAACAAAACGTGTCCAATATTCGTGCAATGGAATATCCATTGTACTCAGACACATTAAAATTGGCCGGCACAATTGACCTTTTTGCAGACTGGAAAAACATACCCTCTATCATTGACTTTAAGTCATCAACTAAAAATAAAGATAAATACGAAATTGAGAATTACTTTCTTCAAACCACTATATATTCATATATGATTGAAGAAAGATATAATATTAAAGTGCCTCAGTTAGTGATTTTGATTGGTGTAGAATTTTCTGACACAATACAAGTGTATGTAGAAAACAGAATCAATTATAGAGATAAACTCATTACACTTCTTAAAGGATAATTATGCATGACATTAATGTTCCTATGATTTTTTATCTCTTCAATAAAATTGATTCAAACTCCGCAAGAGATGTTGTTGAGTGGATTATAAATGCAAATATAGCAGATGTTAGACCTGAATATTTGACATTGATTATTTGTAGTGATGGTGGTGAATTGGCATCTGCATTCGCAATCATTGATATGATGAATAGTTCTAACATTCCTATTAGAACTATTGCAATAGGTGAAGTTCAATCATCTGCATTTATGATCTTTATGGCAGGTGAAAAAGGTAATCGTATGATAAAACCAAATACCAGTGTATTGAGTCATCGTTTCAGTGCAGGCAGTGAAGGTAAATTTCATGATCTGACTGCGCAACACAAAGAATTTGAATTGTTGAATGAGAGAATGATAACGCATTATATAAAATGCACAGGTAAAAATAGAAAATTTGTAGAACAATTCTTATTACCCCATTCTGATGTTTATCTGACTGCCGATGAAGCGGTTAAACTACATTGCGCAGATAAAGTTGGTTAATTTGATTAAATTGATATAGGTTGTTATACTTAATGCGTTAATTATGAAAGGGATTAATATGTCACATATTGGCAAAACCGATCCAGTTTTGGGTCAAAAAGTAGAAAATCATCTTATCAGTTTGGGACTTCAAACACCAACCACTGATAAATTGAAACTTGATGACGCATATAAACTAGAAGAAATCGAGTTTCATACAAAATCTATTTGGGAAATTCTTGGTCTTAATATGAACGATGATTCACTTGCAGATACTCCACGCAGAATTGCAAAGATGTTTGTCAAAGAAATTTATTGGGGATTGTCGCCTGATAATTTCCCAAAGATAACCACCATTGATAACAAGATGAAGTACAATGAAATGCTTGTGGAAAAAGACATTGCAGTTATGTCACAATGCGAACATCATGGTGTGGTAATTGATGGTAAAGCATCTGTTGCATACATTCCTAAAAATAAAGTAATTGGATTGAGTAAGATTAATCGGGTGGTTAACTACTTCTCTCGTCGTCCTCAAGTGCAAGAACGACTAACAGCCCAAATTTTTGAGACCATGAAATTTATTCTTGATACAGAAGATGTTGCTGTTGTTATTGATGCTACGCACTATTGCGTCAAGAGTCGCGGTATCCAAGATCAATCATCTCATACAAGCACCAGTGCGTTGGGTGGTGTTTTCAAAGAAGGTCCAGTGCGATCTGAGTTCATGTCTCTTGCAAGATAAAACAATATTATGCCTCGGTTAGAATACATTGCGTCTGCACTCTCATTTGTATTCAGTTCTCAGTTTGTGAGATTGAGTACACCTGAAGCCTTGAAACCTATCCACGATATGGTACACAAGGTAAACTCATGGTATGATTATCATTCTTTTGGTGTATTATTCAATGCATATAATGAACCGGATGATGGTCAATATCATGTTGATTATTTCTCACCATATTCAATTCAAGTCGACTCTGGTGGATTGCAAATGATTACCCTTGGTCATACACCAAATGATGAACTTCGAGATAAAGTTTATCGAGTTCAGGCAAAGTATGGAACCCATGCAATGTGTTTTGATGAGATCCCACTAAGAACAGAGGGAAAAAGTCAATTCGTCAATAGTGAAAATCGAAAATATGACAGGAGCATGGTTGATGAGTGCACCAAGCAAACTGCCAGAAATATTTGTAAGCAAATTGATGTGTTTGACGAATTGCAAACAAAATGTAAACCGTTTATGATTATTCAGGGGAATGATATTGACACGTATCAAGAATGGGCAGATAAGTTGTTGAAACATATTCCTCAAGATTATCAAGCTAAACTAGCAGGTATTGCATCTGGTGGTGGATGTTTGGGTAATGGTGAGTTAGAGGATGTTGAACGATACTTCACCTTAGCGAAATTGCAAGTACCGGACAATTTAACAAATCATTTCCATTTACTGGGGGTTGGGAGTCCAAATAGAATTCAAACATTGATGAAGCTACAGCATTTGTTCAAAGAAAATCAACTAATCTCATATGACAGTACAAAACATACCGGAGGTGTAATACGTTCACAAATACAAGTTGGCAGTCAGATTTGGATGATTGGTCGACATCGCACTCAAACATATTGGAAAATCTGGCATCTTTTTGACACATTCCAAAAGACTAAACTAGGATTGAACTTTACAGAAGAACAGTTCCATGATAATCTATTATTATCAGCGGAAGATAGAGTTGCCAAAACTGGAAACCCTGAAGATAATGTTCAAGCAATGTGTGACTTAAACAACATTCGTTTTGCACTGCTATTGTTCTCGGTGCACAACTTATTTGAGATGGTTGATAAGTTGAAAAATGAGTCAAATTATGTTAGTAAAACCAAGAAGAAATATGAAGGTATGTACCACACACTTGAACATTTGAACACCGTTGATGATTTTAAGAAATGGAAGCGTGAATACGGTAAATACTTTGATAGCAAAAGAACTGCATCTATTGAAGATAATGGATCATCATTAGAGGAGTTTTTATATGAATGTAAGTAAAGTTGATTCTGCATTACAATTAATTCGTGATGCAAAAAACAAATTTGGTTCGGGTCTGTTTTTGGGACACTCAGGCGGGAAAGATTCAACTGTTGTACTACACTTAACAAGTCAAGTTATAAAGCCACATGAACTAACAATTGTTCACAACGTTAAACCTCTACTAAATGAAACAGAGGACGACGTCGCCAAACTAACAGCAATGCACGAACTGACTTTACAGTTTTTATATAAAATGGTCGGCACCAAATATGAAGTCCAGTTCATGCACTCAAGCAAAATGCCAAATTGGATAGCAAAAAATATGCTGAAATGCCAAATTGATGGTGCTAGACGAAGTGAATGGAATAGGCCGGGCAAGAGTTCTGAAATCATTGTCAACGGTGAAAAAATCAGTCGAAAAGATATGCCATCATTTGTAGAAAGAGGCATATTCGACTTGAGTATGTTATATCCAATTTATGATTGGACAGACGATGATGTTTTTGACTATCTACATGAGAATGAAATACCTATGTCACAAGAGTATTTTGTGAATGGTGAAGTTGTTGATTATCTCCAAAGAAAGAAGAGTTATGATGAAAAATGTAGTGATACTGTCGCCGCATATTGATGACGATGTTATAGGGTGTTTCAGATTGCTAAAAGCTGGTTTGGTTAGTAAAGTTTATTATTTTTATGACCTGACTGAAGAACGAATTGCAGAGGCAAAAAGAGCAGCAGAATTATTCAACTTCGAGCCTATATTCTTGAAAAATGAAACGATATCAATCAAACAAGAAGATCCTGAGACAATTTTCTTGGTTCCAAATATACATGATGTCCACCCACATCATAAGTCTGTCAATCGGTTTGCAAAGCAAAATTTGCACATGTATAAACTACAATATTATTCAATAGATATGAACACTAAATTTGATATTCTTTCTGAAGAATTACAAGTCGAAAAAGAAAAAACTTTATTGACACTTTACCCATCACAACACAAACTATTTGCGAATGAGAAGTACTTTTTGTTTGAGTCTCTGACAAAAAAAGATGATGTTTGTAAGATTTGGATAAAGTTTCAGAAAGAAGGAATACATCAATACCCAGCAGCATTGGCTGACCCTAAGTTGAAAGATGTGAGTTTCCTAGGGTATCCGCATCGGCACATGTTTCATTTCAAAGTTCAAATTGAGGTATTTCACGATGACCGTGATATTGAGTTTATTCAGTTTAAGAGGTGGTGTGAATCTCTCTATGGTGATGGAACTCTTAAACTAGATTTCAAATCTTGCGAAATGCTTGCCGATGAATTATCATTGAAGATAAAGAATAAATACCCAGGTCGTTCTTTGACCATAGAAGTGAGTGAAGATGACGAAAATGGTTGCGTAACGGAGTATCTTGCATAATGGCAAAAATTGGTATTGAAGTAGAAGGTCGTTTGTGCGGTATAAAAACATTGTTTTGTACTGCATATGAAATCAGCAATGAGAACTTCAAAATTGAAGTGCCTGATGATGTGAGAGGTTTATACATCTCAGATCACAATAACATACTTGATTTATATGAGTTGACACATTTAACTGAACGCTTCATTGTGACTGTTGAACGAACTAAAGTATCTGAACATCCCGAAAATGTAAATATCATTTTGACGATTGACAATGAATCATTTTGGAGTTTGCATCCAAACGATCAAATTAAATTTTCAAAAGATCTAACAGTGTTTGCAACCACCAAACGAACTATGGTGATTACTCGACCAGAAGATTTTACCGGAGACATTGAAATATGAATACAGCATGGCTTTTACCATTGGAACCATTTGAGTCAAGATACACCGGTCAGTGGTATAGAGAATTTCCGAAGGTGTTTGCACAAAAATATAATGTACAAGTGATTGACGGAACGCCTCTTTCAGATAGCATTGATGTTGGCTCGTGGTTGCCGATGAACAGCACAGTTCATTATAAGAATACTCAGGTTGCTACGATGGCGAAAATGTTTCAAGAAGGCAAAGTCAAAGATGACGATATTGTATTCAGTTTTGACTTGGAACATTGGGGTATAGAGGCCATCAAGATGATGGCACAGATTAATAACAAAAACATTCGTATATATGCATTCTTACATGCAGCATCCTATACTCACGAAGACCTTATGGAGCAGTTGGCCCCGTGGCAAAAGTACACTGAACTAGGTTGGTTGAGCATCTGCGATAAAGTGTTCGTTGGTTCTGAGTATCACAAGCATGCAGTAATCGAACGCAGAATTCGTCCATATGCAAACAAAGATGATTGGATGCTATTATCAGATAAGATTATCGTTACAGGTAATCCGTTATTCAAGAGTGAATATGCAGGTGTAACATCTTTTAAACGAACATTTGATACCAGTGGTGAAAATGTGATTTTTACCAGCAATAAAATCAATAAAATTATTATGCCAAATCGCTTTGATTATGAAAAACGTCCAAATATCAGTTTAGATATTGCTGCCATATTAAAGTCAAAGCACCCAGATTGGGAATTTGTGATTACAACTTCAAACAAGGAGTTGAAATCAAATCAAGCATGGTTAATTGAGAAAGCTCATCTGATGGAAAAGCAAGGCATTATCACAATCAAAGAAGGGCTGACAAAAAAACAATATCACGAAGAAATAGCAACAAGTAAAGTCATGTTAACAAATTCAATTGAAGAAAATTTTGGATATTGTCTTGCTGAAGCATTATATTATGACACAATTCCAGTTGCACCTCGCGGGTTGTCCCATGATGAAATAGTGCCTCATCAATGCTTATTTGATGGAACAGATGATGCAATCCAAAAAATCGAAATGGTTATGAGTGGAGTAATGAGGTTTCCTAAAGGTGAAACTGTATTGACAAGATTTTTTGATGCGCCTCAAAGAATTGTGAATGAAACTATAAAAGACACTACTGCAAATGAACCAAAAAATAAAAAGGGACAATCCAAAGGTTTACTGGATTTGTAGTAAGTAAGAATCATTAAAGCTGACCTGGGGAATTATCTAGTTCCCAAAGCAACCACACCTTCAGGGACAGTGGCGCTGTTTTCAGATCGTAGTAAAAACGGAGTAGGCTCTGCTTGTGAAGCAACCTACAATGATTGCAACAATTGTCGACTATAGGGCAGTTGCAATCATGCGCCACAATAAACAGTCAAGTAAATGGTGTACAGCGTGACCCAACCATACCTTAAAGGTTTGACTCTATAGTTCACAATGAGAACTCAGGATGACAATTCTCGTGATTTTCGCTGAATAGCAAAATCACGTTCAAATCTAGGATGATGATTAATAATTTAATTCTCTTAATAGAACAATCTGAGAAAGAATTATGTAGTCCATCAATATATTGATTTTCATTACAATTTAATTGAAATTTCCAAAATAAATCAGATAGTTAATAAACTACCTTGCAAAGATAGTTGATTAATATATAATGAAAATTATTAATTAACAGAGGAAAATAAAATGATGATGTTTGATGTATATTTGGGTAATCGTTTTTTCGATACATTATACTTCAATAGGAGTATGTCTTCATTGCAAGTACAACAACTAATTGTAGATCAATACCTTTTTAATATTGAAGATGTGATAGTTATTCCAATTTGTGATTGTGAGGCTAATTATGCGTAAATCAATATCAATATTCTTTTATGTTTGTTCTTTTATCTGTTTTATTTTGTGTTTTATAATGCCATCATATAAAGATATGGGTATTATGCTAATAACTTGTGGTATTACTTGTATGGTGGCTATGATGTTCGACGAACAGTTTGATGTTTAGGAGAATGAATCATGTTTGATGTAATCGTTGGTGCTTAACAAAACTATATAATGCATGTTGAATTCTAGGGGAAATGATTTTTAAAATTCCACAAAATTTATCTGACTTAGAACACTTCCGAACTGATCCACGAGTTCAATTCAAAGAAGAAACAGTTGGTGATGTGGACGTTGTAATTCCGTGTTATATGATTGCTGATTCTAAGTTTTGGGATATGCCATTTTCTCGTGAACTGAGGGGCCATACTTATCTGAAATCCACTGGTGAATTAATTGGTGTTGCATTTCACAAGTTTTTTAACGTTGGTGAGCGTGAAGAAACTCTTTCATATAATATCAACTGGAATAATATCACAAATTACACATTTGACAAGATGGATGGATCAATGATTAATGCCGTTGTCATTAATGGCAATGTTTATTTCAAGACCAAGAAGTCTTTTTACTCAGATGTTGCACAAGAATTCACCAAGTGGTTCTGGAAACAGGAAAATGCTAATGTATGGACAGATAACATAATTCAGTTGGCAGCAAATGGGATATCGCCAATTTTTGAATTCTATCATCCAGATTGGAGGATTGTTATTCCTTATGGTGATATCCCTTGTACATGGTGGTTAAATTCTCGTCGAATGACTGATGGGATTTATTTGCGTGATCTTCTATTGAAAGAAAATGGATTTCCTACAATGCCTAGTGCTCCTGTCAAGGTATGGGATAATTTTCAGAAAGACATGGTTGAGTTACATGAAACCGCAAAAAATATTGAAGGCTGGATTGTATTTGACATTGTGAAGAATGAATTTTATAAAGTAAAGACAAAGTGGTATTTGCAACAACATCGTGTGCAAACAGGTTTACGTGAGCGGGATGTTGCTGAACTGGCTGCACTAGAAAAACTAGATGATATTAAATCATCTGTCACTGATGCTGGTTTGGATTTGACGAAGATTGAACAGATTGAAAAATCCGTATCTGACGATATTTCTTCTGTTCGTAGTCAGGTAGAAAGTATAACTGAAACATTGATTGCCAATAACACATCTTTTAAAGAAGCTGCACTTTCATTAAATGGTCACCCATATTTCGGTTTGATTATGCAAAACATGCGTGGTAAAGAGCCTGAATACGTTGAATATTTTTTGAAAAATATTATGAAGTCAAAGTATAGTTTAAAGAATGTGTACAATTCTAATTTTGCAGGATAATGTAAAATGAAAGAAGCAATTGTATCTATTGGAATTTCTGCATCTGGAAAGTCTACGGATGCCATGCAGTGGTGTGCAGTTGATCCTATTAATCGTGTGGAAGTCAATCGTGATAATATTCGCAAGCGGCTTGTAGAATCTGATGGCGAGGTATTCTCATGGGATACATGGGACTGGAAGCGCGAGAAAGAGGTTACCATTATTGCATGGGAGAAAATTAGGGAATGCGCTAACCAAAAAAAATCTGTTTATATTTCGGATACTAACTTGAATACAAATCGCCGAAATTCAATGATTAAAGAGCTTGAATCACTTGGTTTCACTGTCATTGTTAAAGTGTTTTATGTTTCTCTTGAAGAAGCATGGAGGCGTGATGCTGCTCGCAAGAATGGTGTTGGTCATTCAGTTATTGCAAAACAGTATAAAGAGTTTCTGGAAACAATTGGACGTAAACGTTATACTGCAGATGAAACAAAACCAAAGTGCATTTTAGTCGATATTGATGGGACTCTTGCACACATGAACGGCAAGCGCGGTGCATTTGAGTGGGATAAGGTTGACCTTGATATAGTTGACCATTGCGTTCGTGAGTTAGTTAATGGCTGGAAGAAAGTTAATTCAGCCGGAAAAATTATAATCCTTTCAGGTCGTGATGGATCTTGTTACAATAAGACATCAAAGTGGTTGATGGATAATGATGTTATGCATGACTGTCTTATCATGCGTGAACAAAATGACATACGCAAGGATACAGTGGTCAAGGAAGAGATTTTTTGGCGTGATATTGCACCTAATTACAATGTCCACTTTGTCATTGATGATAGACCATCGGTTATCAGAATGTGGCAGGAACTTGGAGTAAAGACATTCATAGTAGGTAATCCGTGGATAGAATTTTGAGAGGATGTTATCTGATGGGAAATAGAAAATATCATGTTCTACTGGAAAATAGAGATTATATCTATGAATCTGATAAACCTTATGTTGAGGCATTGAGGCAAATTATCCAAGCAAACTATCAGTATGCCTATGACAAGCACAGTGAGGGTTTTAATAACACAAAAGTTGACAATTATCAGTGCGTCAAAATTGCAAAGAAGGTCTTGTGCGATCATGGATTCATAATTAAAATTAGTTGGGCAGATATGTGATCTTGACATTGAAACAGTAGTTGATATTATTAAACTTAATAAAGAAGGAATTATAATGGGTTGGAGAATTGATAAATCATTTTCGTTTTGTTATGGGCATAGAGTGTGGAGTCAGAAACTAGAAAGCCAATTCTGTGAAAAAGGTGACACATCTTGTAAATGTCGTCACTTGCATGGACATGAAGGATTGGTTCATGTTTTTCTTGAAGCTGATGCACTAGAACGTGGTATGGTTACAGACTTCAAGCATCTGGGTTGGTTGAAAACTTTCCTTGATGATACACTTGACCATAAGTTTATCATTGATATAAATGATCCTATGTATAACACACTGGTAGTACAGCTCTACGAGGAAGTTGACTCAAATACAAAACGACATATAAAGTTAGATAAAGTTTTTGTAGAAAATAAATTGGTTGGTTATGAGATCAATGTAGAAGGGATTGATTCAACCCTTCCTGTTTATGAAACATTGGAAGGATTCTTCATTGTTGATTTTGTTCCGACAAGTGAAAATTTATCAAAATGGCTCTTTGATATTGTAAAAGAAAAAATGAAACCATTGGGTGTGAAAGTTTCTCAAGTTGATTGGTATGAGACACCAAAATCGAGAAGTTCTTACTGTGAATGAAGTAGATTCTAAAACATGAAAGAAAATGATCTACTAAGATACATTGCACAAAAAGCGCAAGTGTCTATTGAATTTAAGGACGAGAATATCTTACCCGGAACTGCATGGATTGATGGTTTACCTATTGACATAGAGATAATTAATGATAAGATTATCCTTAATTCTGTTGGTTCATTTTCTGGGGATGAAAAATCATATCGAAAAGCGGAGTTCAGAGGTAAAGGGAAATTTAGAAATTTATGTTCTCATATACGTGACTCTCTAAGAGAAAATGGTTTTGAACCTGCACTATACCTGACACCATTGAGTCCTGTATGGATTGAACGATATAACCTTGTCGCTACCGAAGTTCCAATAAAAGGTAACAATTTTAAAATAATTTTGTAAATTTCATAATTAATGAAACATACTAATGAACCATTTATTGAATAAAACATTTGTTTCTTTTGACTTGGAAACATTGAGCACAAAACAAAATGGAGTCATTGTATCTATTGGTGCAGTGTTCTTTACCATTGAAGGCGGATTGACTAAAGAATTTAGTGTAAATATTGATTCACATTCAAGTCTAGAGTATAATCTTGACATAGAACTAGAAACTATTAATTGGTGGGCTGAACAACCAATAAATATTCGCCGCACTTGGCAAGTTAACAAACAATCTCTACCTGATGCATTAAATCAGTTTAACACTTTTCTTGCGGATGTAGATTGGAAAACAACTTTTATGTTAGCAAATGGTGCAGTGTTCGACTTCGGTCTAATTCGCTCATCATATGAAGCAACAGGTATAAAACGACCTTGGCCTCACTGGGTTGAGTTGGATCTTAGAACAATTGCAGTACTGGTTGATACTAGGTTATCTAAGGGTAATACACATTCTGCTCTTGAAGATGCAAAAAATCAAGCAGAACAATTCATTTCACTTTTTAATGAGTAAATAATCAATGACTAATAATAAATTTATAACATCTATAAGCATATCTACCATTGTTAGTATAGCTGCAATAACGTTTCATGCAATTAGTGTACTAGCAAATCCGCTTGATGAAAAATGCCCGTCATTTGTCCCATCATCGTATCCTACTATAGAGATTCAATCACAAATTGCGTTTAAATGTATGAAACGTTATGGTGTGGCTTATGATGTGACAAATAAAACACCTATTTATGTTGCCACAAAATTAACAGCAGATGAGTTAGGTGGCACAGTTAAACGCATAAATGAGTTTCATGTTGATGATACAGTACCTACTGCAAAACCAAGTGACTTTGTAGGAACAAATTACGATAAAGGTCATCTGGCTGAAGCTGAATTATTCACCACTGATGCTGATGCAATGTATGAATCCTTTGATATGATTAATATGCATGCACAATGGTACAATTTTAATCGTGGTATTTGGCATGCATTGGAAAATTATAGTCATAAACTTGCATTAAAGTATGGAACTGTTTATATTATTTCTGGAACGGTGTACTCACACACATCCAAACACATAGGTTCAGGTGTTGTCGTTCCTGACTTCTCATGGAAAGTTATTATTATTCCGACAACTAATACTGTAGAAGCATACTTGATACCTAACGGTGAACATGAACATGAGCTGTTTAAGAAATACAAAGTTAATATTCGTGATATTGAAATTGCCTCGAGTTTGAAATTTAATTAAGGAGAATAAATGAGTAAGATTGTGGTGTTGAAAAGTATCACTGGTGATGAGATCATTGCAACTAAGGTTGGAAATGAAAATGTTTATGAAAAGGTGCGTGTATTTAGAATCATGCCTGATAGTCAAGCAGGATTGATACCATTTATAATGGTTGCACCAGACGCAACAATATCTATTAACATGGCATTAATTCTAACAGAAATACCTGCGCCCCAGAACATTGAGAAGGCATATCTTGAAGCTACAACCGACTTCGTCATTGCAAGGTAATAAAGTATAATAAATAAACATTATAATAAGAGCACTATATTTTTACTTCGTTAAGTGCCCTGAGATGAAAGTTTCAGGGCATTTTGTTTTATTTCAAGAACGTAAATTGAAGTTAGTTATTCTACTTGCAAAATTAAAAAATTCATGTAGAATGGTATACATGATTCATCAGATGATGGTCAACTGACAAGAGCAACGAGGGCCATCCAAGTCAGTATAATAAAATAAGAACGGGCGGGTTAGCGGAGATGAGTTCTTATGGAGCGAATAATGCTAATATAATTAAAGTGTTTCTGTATAACTTGGAATGGATAGTCCATCTAGGTTAATGGGACATTTAATTATACATATTCTATTGTGAGTATTTTTAAAGTGTGCAAAATGCGGGTAAAGTGTTACCGGTTGCACGATAGACTTCCAATCTATAAGACGGGGTTCGAATCCGCCGTACCCGCACCAAATTAAAATTATGCTGGAGTCGCATAGCGGCAATTGCAGTGGTTTTGTAAGCCACCAGGGAAACCTTACGTGAGTTCGAGTCTCACCTCCAGCACCAGTTTCCTAAACTACAACTAATGATATTGTAATTAAATTACTAAAATGTTAAGTAGTATGCATTGTCGGCGATTGGGAAAGCTTGGTAATCCGTCTGTTTTGGGAACAGAAGATCGCTGGTTCAAATCCAGCATCGCCGATAATGTATATTATGGAATAAAGCGATGCATGAGAAATCATTAGGAGTGAAGTGTTACGGTAGCACAAAGGTCTCCAAAACCTTTAGCTGGGGTTCGACTCCCTGCACTCCTACCAGCTTGTCCGAGTAGCGCAATTGGTAGAGGCAAGAGACTTAAAATCTCTTAAGTATGGGTTCGAATCCCATCTCGGACACCAAATAACATTACACATCAATTTGAAGATATGGGTCTGTAACTCACTGGTGAGAGTGCTCGGCTCATAACCGAGGAGGCAGGGATCGTTCCCCTGAAGACCCACCAAAACAATCGCGGATTAGTGAAATTGGTATCACGATGGGTTCATTCCCCATAGTTGCAGGTTCAAGTCCTGCGTCCGCAACCATTTTAATTGTGAACTCGTTAATGAATGTTCATCACTCATAAAGGAATCAGAAATGAAGTTGAAATTGCGTAACATGATTCAGCTTCATTGCTGGAAAAGAAAATGTGGAGTGCATGGAAAATCATTCAAAGCCATGCGCAGGAAATCAAACGTAGAAACAAAAAAGTTATTTGATACCACTCATGGTATTAAGATGTAGCTATTAATTTGTTATTGGGAGTGTGTCGTAATTGGTAGCCGAGCGGTCCTTAGAAGTCCGTATCAGAAATGGTGTGTGGGTTCGAGTCCCTCCACTCCCACCAAACGTGCAGTCATAGTATAATTGTATTATTTAATGAAACAATGGAAGAGCAAGCCAAATGGCGATGGCACCTGTCTTGAAAACAGTTGAGGTAATGACCTTACCCTTAGGAGTTCGACTCTCCTCTCTTCCGCCAAACACTATTACATTCTGATGTCTGGCTCTCCATAAGGTTACGTTCCAGATAACCTGAAAGCGACAATAACGAAAATTATTTAATTCCACTCAACCCTGGCATTTATGATGCTGTAGTGTCCTACTTATTAATTCATCTCGATACCCTTAAGATTCAAATAGTTAGCAATTATGTTTGCACATGTCAATATTCCATGTATAATTCCATCATGCAATCACAATAATGCATGTGTAAAAGATAAACTAACATAGGAGAGTTAATCATGGTCCGTCCACTTTATACAATTGCAGCAGAAATTAAAACCGATTGGCACAATGTTAGCCCTTATGCTAGACCGTATCTCAATGCAATGGCCACCCTTACACATATTACCGAAAAATATCATCTTGATGCGGCGGCAGGGATAGTATCTTATTTTCTTTCCAATGCAGGTTCTTGGAAGGGGGAGGTTGCGCGGAGAGTGAAAAAAGAACTCCAAGTCATCTTGGACAGTTATTACAAGGTCTGATTTGGGTGCAATCACCGGAAATCTTGATATCCTGTTAGGGGTTCATGTATAAAGATTGAAATTTTAAGGAGAATTTAATGGATATGTATGACAATATAATGAAAGATGCACTTACTGATGCAGCAATGTTCCGAACTTTTGACGATGATTACGAGATCATTGACCGAGACCAAGTGCAGATTGCTTTGCGTAACTTAGATACAGGTATTCGCAGATTCGGTTTGATCTATGACATAGCCCAAGCTGCATCACCATCTGATAAAGATTCTGAAAATCTCAAAATGGCAAGAAAGAGCATTGATGCAGTATTCACTGCTCTTTCAATTATAAAGAAGAATCTCGAAGAAGCAGTTGAGCACAAGGCAGCACAGACTCTAGATAGTATTAATGAAATGGCTTGCTACGGTTGCGAATAATTAACTATAAGATTCAAATAGTTAGTAATTATTCTTGCACAATTAAACATTTCATATATGATGACCTCATTCCAGAAATTATATGGACTATCTTGCATCGAAACCGATAATAAAATGAATGCAATTGGTAAACAATTACAAAGGGATTGAGATATGAAAGTTTTTCTTGGTGGGACTAAAGAATCGAATTGGCGTAATCAGATTATCCCTATGCTGGATATTGATTACTTCAATCCTGTAGTTGATAATTGTTCATCTGAATGTATTGCAGAAGAATTGCGCCAGCGTAAAGAATGTGATATTCGCTTGTATGTTATCACACCAAAGATGACCGATGTGAGTTTGATTGCAGAATTGGTTGATGATAGTAATAAGCGATCTTGTCGGACGGTATTCGTTCGGCTACGTGAAGATGAAAGTATGCGTTTCACAGATGAGCAATGGGCTTCACTCAATGCAGTAGCACAAATAATAGAAGGCAATGCATGTGCAACTTTCGATAACTTGGAAAGCGCAGCACAATACCTCAATGCAATAACAATGAATTAGATTCAAAAGGAGAATTAAAATGAATGCAACTGAACTGATGGTGCAGATATGCAAACGTATAAATCCAAATTCAGTATCACCTCTAAACAGCCAAGGTGACTATTTAACAGTTACACCAGAAGAACTTCAAGCCTTCTATGAAGCTGTAAAGCAGGAAGATTGCGCTGATGGACAATGTCCGTTTTGTAGTAGCAGTCAAAACCGATCCGATCAAGAAGAAAAAATCAAATCACTCAACTTACGAGTTGCAAGGCTGACACATGCGCTTCAGGCAATGGTTAATAGTGCCGCAGAAAATAATTGTGGATTGAAGATTGCAGATGACGCACTCTTCGCCGAAAATGATAACCAATGGTTGAAGGAGATGCAAGATGAAGCTGTGAGGAAGTATCAATTTCACTTAGTAAGCAATTACGCACTGGAGACATTGCGGCTAAAATTAACATGAGTTGAATATTTAATTCCAATAAAAATGCCCTCGTAGTCTAGTGGAAAGGCATCCCACTTCTAATGGGAATAACGGGAGTTCGAATCTCTCCGAGGGTGCCATATACAAATTTTATTCCAGTATCAATGTACATGAGTTATTTGGAGAACGTGTGGCAGAGTGGCGATGTGCCGGATTGCAAATCCGGTCAACCCCAGTTCGAATCTGGGCACGTTCTCCAAATGGTTTATAAATAGTTCAATTTTGAAGAAAGCAAAGATGTAGATAAGAAAGACATTCCATTATGCGCAGAGATATTTTAGCACTAGATTCAAATTTTAACCCCTATGATTGGATTACATGGCAAGATTACATTACTCATCATGTTAAGGGAAATGTACTGAAAACATTTGGTGACTCCAATGGTATAAAACGTGGCGGTGTCAATCGTATTTCTTTGACTCGTTCAGAGGTGGAAATACATCCAATTGTTGCTATTAAAGGATTTATTAAAAACAATTATAAAACTCCGCCTCTAACAAATGCAAACTTGTTTCAACGTGATTGCCATATGTGCGGTTATTGTGGTCGTGTTTATCGTTCTGAAAATCTGAGCCGTGACCATATTATCCCAGTTTCTAAAGGCGGTCCTAATGTCTGGAAAAATTGCGTCACTGCTTGTAAAACTTGCAATCGAGAAAAAGGCGATATGACCATTGACCAGTGGGATAAACACAGCCAGAAGATTGGCTTAGGTGAACGCAAGTTGCTGTTTGTTCCATATGTTCCATCTGCATATGAAAAGCTAATTTTGGCAAATCGTAATATTCTTGCATGCCAGATGGAGTTTTTAATTAATTATTTGCCGGATCATAGCCGTTTACGTCCGACTGTACAATAAACAAAGGATTATGCAGTAATTAATTGCCTGCCTTGAAACTAAACTCCACTAAAATTGCACTTTGTAATCAATGGGTTAACGATTTCTATTGTTTATAACTGTTAATATCCTTATAATGACTTACATTGTAAATAACATTAAATGGAGAAATGATTATGTCGATTCAACTTTTAGTTAATACCATTAAATCCAACGGGTTTCAAGTTTATGGACCTGAAAAATTGACATCATATGTCTATTTCACAGATGGATGTCGGATTGGTTATGCACAACACACTGACATTGATGGTGTTAAGTTTTGTACAGTTCACAAAGCAAACAAATATTCTGGAACTGGATTTGTTGTGTCTTCGATGAATGAATCATTGCAGGATATACCTGAAGAATGGGCTACACGGAATCGCAAAGTTAGGGATTCTGTTGTTAAATATTGCAATTTTGAGGAATTTCAAAAACAATATTGGCAGCCGCTGGTTAAATACTGAAACACAAATTCTTATCTAATCAATAACTAGGTTATAAATGATTGAGGAAATGTTAAATGTCTTTTTTTAATGAACTGCAAGAAATTAATCAGAAAGGTACAAGATTTCCGTTTGCTGCAAAGCTGAAAGAACAATATAATCTTGATGTTCCGGCTGGTGCTCCCAAATACCAACTAGAATATCTGTACAAATATATAAGACAAGCGGAAGTTGAAGGGAAAGTATCGGCGAATCAACTGATTGCATATGCTGCTAAAAAAACAAATGAATTGTTTACTCGTTATCCTTGGTTGGTGAAGAAATATGAAGATGTTGTTATCAAAAAGGTAGAAAAAACAACTATTTCTCGACCAGAAAAAGCAGATTGTCCTGATGGTACGATTGTTTTCTGTGAAAAACGCGGTAAGTATGTTATGTATATGGGTGGACATATTGTGGTACGTGCCAGAACAGTTGATAAAGTTAAAGAAATTGCACAAAAGAAACTGAATTTTATTGTAGCATAGGGAGAAATTAATGGCAACTTGGGGATTGGTATTTGTGATAATTGGCCTTTTATTTTATTTTGATGTGATTTAATAATTAGCAAAACAATATAAGATGAATGTAACTAATGCCTACAAAATACTTGAAATTGATCCTCATGCTTCAGACGAAGTAGTGAGAGCTGCATACAGATCTCTTGCACAAAAATATCATCCTGATAAAGTCACTGGTGATCCTGTAAAAATGAAAGAAATCAATACAGCGTATGAAATTTTATCGGATCCAGTAAAAAGAACAGCATATGATTTTACATTGGATATGGAAATGCATGAGGAAGAAAAAAACAACCAGGCAAATACAGAACCGGTGAGGGAAGAGACAACTGGTGTTATTGCAAATGAGCTTGCTGCATGGAATGCAGTTTTCACAACTATCAAATTTTTGATAATCAGATCATTTATAATTGGATTTCTATGGTTGACTTGTTTGTGGGTATACCATAAATTTATAAGTCATGTGGTGTTTAAATGAGAAGAACAAAAGACGGATCTTTTGACAAACGGTTTAAAGGTGCGGATGAAAAGAATGCAGAGTCGCTAGTTTATATGCTGCAATTCCTTGGAATTTTGCTTAGGTACACATTCCTGCTTGTTGCTATATTAACATTTTGTGTTGTCCTTCCAGTTGCTATCTGTCATTACTACTTCTTGCGTAAAAAGTATTTACTTAAAGGCGCAAGGCGAATAAATGATATTGGAAATTTAAAATCAATCACCGAAAAGGTTTTTTTGAATTCATTTGTAGTTAGTTTCATCTTGGCAGGATGTTACATGCTCCATGTTTCAACTGCTTGGTTAATTATCCTCAGTTTATATGTATTATGGCACATGATGACTATTGCAAGATGGTCTTCAATTGTTTATTTTGGTGTTATTGTGGATTCAATAGGTGATAGAATTTATTTTAGACAAGATCAACAAAGTTATGACATTTCTGACTATCTCACCATGAAGTTTTTCAGAGACCTTGAAAAAATAGATTCAGTTAAAATATCTGAGATAGATCAATTATCCAGACAGTATGGTGAAAATCTATACATAGCTGGATCATTTGGTTCAAGGAAAATTTGGTTTACCAATAAACAGAAGCGTGATGAATGTATCTATGCATTACAAAATTCCGGAAGAATGCCAGGCAACATGATGAGAGAAGGTGAATTCTATCACTGGTAAGAGTATTTATTCCTTTATAAATCAATAGGTTAGTGGTTTTGATTGTTTTAGTCAGTCGGTTATGTATAATGATTCACATTGATTAATTACAAACAAGGAAACAGCTGTGATTAAGTATCTAGAAAATCGTAAAATTTGGGTTTATGAAGTAAATGGCAAAATTCTCAAACGTTCCGTTTCCAAAGAAAAGTTGGAAGAAATGGTCGCAAAAGAGTTTGGTCACACTGTAACAAATGATACAGTTAAAATGACCATACCCAAATCGGAGTTCTCGGTTAAGGAACGCTTTGAGTTCATTGAGGAATTCACTAAGTTGGTTGCAAGAGGCATTATCCCCTCTTTGATTGTAACCGGTTCTGGTGGTCTGGGCAAGACCCATACTGTCACTGAAACATTGAAGAAAATTGGCAAAGTTGAAGATACAATTGGTTCTTACGAAGATAGTGACTTTCTGATTATTAGTGGTTATTCTACACCCCGTTCGTTGTACGAAACTTTGTACGATCACAATGGCAAAATAATCATTTTTGATGATTGTGATAGCGTATTCAAAGATCCAACTGGTGCTAATCTGCTGAAAGCTGCATTGGACAGCAAAGATAAGCGCATTCTTTCATGGGGGTCTGCATCTAAAGATGATGAGTATCCATCTCGCTTTGAATTTATCGGTAAAGTGATTTTCATCTCTAATTTGAGCATTGACAAGTTTCCGCAAGCAGTTTTATCTCGTTCTATGCTGGCAGATATCACGCTGAACACCGACGAGAAAATTGAGCGAATCGAACAAGTTTTCATGGAAGAAAAGAAATTCTCCAATGACGATAAAAAGGAAGTGATTGCATTTATCCGTGAAAATGCTAGCAAATTCAAGGATCTGAACATTCGCTCTGCATTCAATGCGATGAAGATGAAGGTAGCAATTGGTGATAACTGGCAGCGTATGGCTCTATATTCTGCTACATTGAATTAAATCTAATGAGGAGAATTTAATGGTTGATAATATAAACTCTGAACGCAAATTGGCAACTATACGTCGAATTGCATCATTGGATCCAATTGCCAATGCAGACAAAATTATGCGTGCAACAGTAGATGGTTGGCAAGTAGTTACTGCCAAAGACAATAATTTTAAAGTCGGCGATTTAGTTGTATACATTGAAATTGATAGCTGGGTGCCACAGGTTGTGGCACCATTTTTGAGTAAAGAAAAAGAACCACGTGAATTTAATGGGGTGAAAGGTGAACGACTGAAAACCATTCGATTGCGTGGATGTATAAGCCAAGGACTCATTTTGCCACTAACTGTACTCGGAAATGGAAGCAATGTACGTGAAGGGGATGATGTCACTGCATTCTTGAATATTCAGAAATGGGAAAAACCAGTTCCAGCACGATTGGCAGGTATTGCTTGTGGTAATTTTCCTAGCTTCATTCCCAAAACAGATCAAGAACGCATCCAGAACATGGTATGCGAGTTTGAGAAATATCAGAATGAACAACTCACATTTGAGGTCACAGAAAAGTTGGAAGGTTCTAGTATGACTGTGTATCATCGAAACAATAATGGTGAGATTGAAACTGGGGTATGTTCACGCAACTTCAATCTGAAGGAAACAGATGATAATGCATTCTGGAAAACTGCTCGTAATTATCAGTTGATTGAGAAGCTAATTGCAATGGGGCGAAGCATTGCTCTACAAGGTGAGTTGATTGGGCCAGGTGTACAAGGTAACATCTATGGATTGACTGAATTACAATTCCACATATTTGATGTGTTTGACATTGAACGTGCAACTTATCTAACTGCAGATGAGCGTGCAAAAATTTGTCAGGAAATGAACATTAAGCATGTGCCATTTTTGGATCGTGTTGACATTAAAAACTTTGTAGATATCACGGCAGTGCTTGAGTATGCTGAAGGTAAAAGCAAACTCGCAAATGTAGAACGTGAAGGTGTGGTATTCAAGTGTATCAATGATCCAACCATCCACTTTAAGGCAATATCAAATCAATATCTTATGTCAGAAAAGGATTGAGGGAATACACCATGACCAATATTACACCAATTCGCTTGCAAACAATTTTTGGTGCTGACCAGTTTAGAATTTTGCAATCTCAGTTGGCTTCATACAAAAATGAACATAATGAGGAAGATTTCCGTAAACGTTGTTTAGAAGATGCTGATAGGTTGACTGAGTATTTAAATTTCTTCTTGGAAGATGAAGAGATGATGAAGCAATATCCGATGAATGAAGATGATAAGATTGGATGGCAATTGTTTAACGAACTATCCGATATAATCGGTTCATTGAATTATTTTGGACGTAGACAACAATGACAATTGAACAAACTGTAGACACTCCGTTTCTCAATTCGGAAAAATTTTTCAATAAAGTGTATGAATTTGCGTGTCAATACAAATTGACATATATTGACGCAACAATAAAAGCATGTGAATATTTCCAAATAGATCCTGAAGATGTTTGTAGTTTGAAATTAATAAATGCATCATTGAAAGATAGACTTCATCTTGATGGTATGAATGAGGGTTATTTGCGCAGAGAATCTCAACTGCCTATCTAAAATTGTTTGGATTAAAAGATTACCATGCTTTCTGGTTACAATTTTTTCAGGATTCATCATTCTCTTAACCTTCACTTCACTTCAAATTTTGATATTATTAAGTATGGAAATAATAATAAATCTGTTTCACTTGATGTTTATCACAAACGGCGTGATAAAGGTAGATATGACTTATATGGCAATAAATTCTATTCTGAAAATGATGCAACAGATTTTTGCATTGCAAACTTCATACATAATGAAGAAGGATGGTTGTATAATGACTATAAAGAAGCAGATGCAATATATACTCAATGGAGTGCATATTTTGATGCATTCAAGTATAAATTCAAGAGTGAGTATTTCATATTGACAAAAATCATGAATGAACGTAAAATCAACTTTGACACTATGTTAGTTAGGACCACAAATGGAAATAATCCCCCACTAATGCAATTGTTGATTCATGGTAAGTTGTCACCTGAATTTGTAATTACATTAAATGAACAATTTAAGTTCATTAATAGATGGTATGATGAAATACAAAATGATCCGTATCTTGAACGTGAAATATTCAAATTGAAAAAGTATGCACCACTGTGTAATGTTATAACCCAGAAAAAACGAGGATAAAGTGAGTACCAAGGAAAATCGTCACACGAAACAAGAAGATCGTGATGAAGTAAAGCAATACAAAAAACGAAAACACAACTTTGAAGATGATGAACTTTTTGATGAAGAAGAACTTGACCCTGAAATTTACGACTATTTGAAACGCCATTTAAAATGATTTTTAATGGTTGAAAAATTTGATTGTAGCAATGATGTTTGCTATAATTTGATTATGAGTTTCAACTATATTATAAATAATGATGAGGATGAAACGTCTTCATATTACCGCAAATCTAGTCCGAATGGACGCAATTAAGGAGAATACAATGAGCAGAATGGAAAAACTTCTAAAAGCAGTTAAATCAGCACAATCAAATGGAGCAGGTGAACGCAATGATAAAGTGTTCTACTACCCACAACGAGACCAAGCAGGCAATGGTTCAGCAATTATCCGGTTTCTCCCTGGTAAAACAGATGATGATATTCCTTTTGTAAAACTGTACTCGCATTTTTTCAAAGGTCCAACTGGTAAGTGGTATGCAGAAGATTGCCCCACTACAATTGGTCAACCATGTTATTGTTGTGAACAAAATGGTATTCTTTGGAACACAAATATTAAAGCGAATCAGGATACAGTTCGTGAACGTAAACGCAAAGTTACATATATTTCAAATATCTTGGTTATTGCAGATCCAAAGAATCCAGAAAATGAAGGTAAGGTATTTCTTTTCAAGTTTGGTCAAAAAATCTTTGACAAAATTGTTGACAAGTTGCAACCTGTTGTTGATGACTTGGATCCTCAAATGCCGGTTGATGTATTCGATCTGAAAGAAGGTTTGGATTTCATGTTGAAGATTCGCAAGGTTGAAGGTCAAACCAACTATGAAAAATCTGAATTTAAGAAAGAAAAATCTGCGGTTACAGTAGATTTGTCTACAATTGAAGATTTGGGGCAGTTTACTAATGAATCTCGATTCAAATCTCATGAAGAATTACAAAAGAGTTTTGAAAGGGCAGTAGGTAATACAGTTAGGTTGAACACAAAATCAAGTCAATATGATAATGAACTGCATGTAGAAACCAAAGTGCAAGAACCTAAAACATCATCTAAAACAGAATCAACTTCTTCTTCTGACGACGATGATATTGCTGCAATGATGGCCAAGTTAGCAAAGGATGACAAATCTTTGGATGACGATATTCCGTTCTAATCAGATGTACTAATTGCATTGTAAACAGTTAAAGCCCAGAATTTAACTGGGCTTTAATTTATGTTTTACGCGAATACTGCTCTTGATTCTATGAATTTCTGCAATGAACTAGTTTGTGTCCTAGGTGATATGCGATTTATTGATGCAGACTGTTGTTGAATAATTGTATTGTTGTTCTTTGATGCATCAATAATTTGTTTGGTTTCTTGCTTTTGTTTGTTGTCAACAACATCATTTCTTACAGTTTCCGCGTTGTTGACTTTAACTGCATTTTGTTTTGATGCAGCTTCTAACTCACTTGATGAATTGGAATTGCGGGCTTTATTTTGTGTTGATTGTTGTGATGTATTATTCCATGTTGATTGCTGTGATTTATTTTGTGTTGATTGTTTGGATGTATTAAGTATTTGATGTTGTGTATTATTCCGTGTTGATTGCTGTGGTGTATTAGGTATTAAAGTTGTAGATACAGTATCATCACCATGAAACAAACTCATTGCAACATCTGAGATTTTATCAGATAAGTTAAATTTCTCATTTAGATATGATCCTAAAGCATAACCTGCAGTTCCAGCCGAAACAATACCTAATAAACCACTTGTACCTATACCCGCCACGGCACCCAGTGCACGACCTGCAACTGATCCTATACCACTACCAATTTTACCTAATACTCCAATAAGTGAAGATCCCAATTTGCCAAATAGACTCAAGAGAGGTTTAATTGCGCCACCCAACTTAATTAGTAATGAACCAAGAAAATTTAATGGTGATAACAAACGCATAATCATTTTAGAGAAAACATTTTCACCTTTGCCCTGGTCAGTAGTAGTTGAACTTTCCTCATGTGAAGATGCAGCATGAGCTTCATTGAATGAATTTGCATCTTTATCCATGCCTTCAACATTAGATGCAGCAGTATGAGTTGTATCTTCAGATGGTCCTTTCTTGACCAGACGATCTTTAAGGATGGATGCGATGTTATTTAATCCAGCGGCAATCAATTTGAACATTTCTTTGTTAATTGCTTTGTCTTCTTCCGATGGTGTAAAGTGCTCTTTAACACCACTACCAACTCCTGAAATGAAACTACCCAAACTACTCAACTTTGATTCTTTTTGAGATGCTTGTTCTCTAGTTTGTTTTATAAATTCTTCATCTGTATTCTTTTTGCTGTCTGCGGATAAGAGATTGCTAATTGTTTTTGCAGCAGTCATTGTACCTTTAACTGCTAATTTGCTAACACCAAACGCAGCCCGCAATGATACAGGAAGTGAGCCAGTATTGAAACTTAGTCCATTGGCAAATGTAACTATTTTGTTTTTTAAAGTACTCTTTTGTTCTTCTGGTTTTTTTGCTCCCAGTTTCTTCTCAAAGTAGTACATTAGTTCTCTGTCTGCTGCAATAATTGGTATCTTCCTCAAGATGTCCAATGGTGGCAGCAATTCAGCTGGTACATTCTTTTTAATAAGGTCAAACTCAATGAATTCTTCTACATATCTCTTTCTGTCGTTATCATCCATGGATGCCCATTCTTTGGCAATTCCTGTTGATGATCCAGTTTTTACTTGATATGCAATACTGAATAGTAACTTAAACTGTGCTTCACTCAATGAACCATAATCAGGACGCATGTCTGGTCGTTCTTTATCTTCTCTGCCCCTCTTGACAAATGATGAACCGGTTCCAGCTTTACCTTTTGATGAAGGAGGAGTTGATGTTGTAGAGGATGCTGGTACATGCATCTTTGCCCAATTATTAATTGACTTAGATGCTCTTGGAGGTGGTGTTTTTGTGTTTATGTTTGTATTTGATCCAGCACGTTCCGCCGCTGCTTTTTCCTGAACGTTATCTTCAATTTCTTTTGCTTCTTTGTCACGTTGTTTCTTTGGAATGTATGGCGGGAAGTCATTTTTATCACTAAGTTCGAACTTGTTTTGTAACATTGCAAGTGTTAAATCACTACGAACTTTATTTGAGATAATCAAATACTTGTCATTTCCGTAGGAAGGATCTTTTGTAGAATCACCTCTCCAATAAGTCCAAACACTGCCCTCTTTAACTACCTTCAATCCTTCATCGTCAGTGATTCGGATGAATAATGCTTCATTTCTAGGATAGGTTGGCTTTTTATTGGTTGCCATTGGATGCCTTTTCTATTTCTTCTTTAATAGTTGTTAATATGAGATGGACATATATTTCCCTCTCGTAAGGAATCATGTTCTCTAAATCGCTCAGGGTAAACTTGCTTTTCTCAAGTTTGAATAACAGCATATGATTTAAACGATAGTATTCAATTAAGGACTCCCCTGCTATCCCTAATCGAAAAAATTTTCAAGACCCTCAATTCTAATTACATGATGTGTATCACAATGTCTGCATGTGTATTCACCATTAATAACTACTTTTGGCAGTGATGCAAAGAAGTTCTCTATCTTATCCAACTGAGGCTGTGTTAAAGACAATATGAACTCTTTTACATCCTCAAATGCAAACTCACTTACTTTGAAAACCTCATCACCTTTGATTATTGTATGCATACAAGATGCAATTACAGCAATAACTTCATCTTCTGTCGGTTCAGATGAAAGGATAGATGAGTTCTTGAAGGTCGGATAATTCATTTTAACCCAAACATTAGGCATTAACTCGATGTCTCTGTTAACTTCTGATCCAACAATTTCAATTTTGTCCATATTAAGACGTATATCGTTCTTATTCTTGCAAGAGCATGTATGAGTAACTTCCAACTCTTCACCAACTGATTTATTTCTGATCTGAATGAATAGATACTCAGAATCAACAATTGGCATTTTCTCCAACTCACATACACCAAATGTACATACTTTGAACAATTCATTGATGGCATTCAAAATACTCTTAGTATCTTCACTCTGCAATGCAACCAATAAAATGCTTCTTTCTTTTACTGTGAATGGACGAAACTTTACAGAACGACCATCTGATGGCATATTCACTTCATAGCTAGGTAATTCTAAACGTGGTAACATTCAATCACTCCATGTGTATCAGTATTAATATAGTATTTATGGTAAGAATTGACTTCCTTGATTTAGCAATGGATTGTTCATTATTGCAGGATTTTGTAGAATAGTTTTCTTAGCTGCATCATAAGCAATTCCCAAAGCAGGATATTTAGTTATAATGGTGTCAAAGTTCAATGGAGCAGGTGCGGTTTTAATATCATTTGATGCAAGTCGAGCCCCTGTATTAGGATAATATGCATCATACCATTCATAAGATACTTCAATAGTCAGTGTTGATATGTCATTGTGGGCATCCCATGCAACTGGTGTTTGTTGTACAGTTTTGAAAAAACAATTATTCAGTACATAACGTGCAAGAATTGGTAGGCCATCCCATGTTTTAGATTCACCATTATATTGAACATTATTTTGGTTTGAATTGGATGCACTTGTTGGATTTGATGATGTTTGTTGAAAATCTGGTGAGAATGCCACAATTTCAATGTTCAACAAATTTGCCGGATCTCGATATTTTGGTGACCAACTAGTAGGATTTATTCTACCTATTGTTGCATCTGTACTATTGAATGTTGATTGCCATATTGCATTATTTACTATGAAATTATTATCAATGTAGAACGTGAACCATGCAGGATCAAATTCAACACCAACAGGAGTTTCATATGGCAAAGAGTAAATGATATTATTTTTTGTTTCCAAACGGAAACCGGGTAATGATGCTCTATGACATAATAAGTTGGTTGAATATTCAGATTGTATATCACGCAACCCATGTATATATACTTCAAAAAATACACCCCGATAAAAACCATTATCAGAATTAATCTCAGTAAGGAAACGCTGCATACCACCAGTTGATTGTCGGTTTGCATTTCCTTCATTCGGTGTACCGAAGATTAAATTGGAACCTTTATTGATTAACCAATTCTTACCTGCACCAAGTAAGTTGTTTTGAAAACTACTACTCATTTAATTCCTCTCCAGACAGTTGCTTCATCTGCCTTAGCAAATCTTGCAAGGGGAAGGAAAACTGCAATAGGCCATTCTTTAGTTGGTACAGTTATAAACCTTGTTTTTACATGCCCGATAAGATATTTCTTAACTGAATGTTGAATTGCTTTATTTTCAGACAAGGCACTCAATATCTTCCATGATACTTGAACTTTCATCTTATCTGGAATATCTTTATCTGTTGCAGTCATAATTAGTTTATCAAGGATACGGATTCGTACAGGTGGTGGAAGATAATGCAAATTGATACCAATAAAATGTTTTGCGTCAACGGAAAATGGTAATATCAACGGGAACTTGTCATAATAAGGCAGTTCTTGTTTATATTTTGGATCGTAACCAAAGAAACACATATCACCAGGTACAACCATTCTTGTTTGAAACATCTTGTTTCTATCCATGAATTGCATCTGACCCAAGTTTCTAAAATGGTCAGTTACATTCTGTCTAAACCAATTGACAGAATTATTGGGATTGTATTTAGGATTTTTCTTTACTTCGTCATATAAACTAGTCATTTCTTAATGCCCAAATCGTATTCTGTGAGAATGATAAATTCCATCCCGTTATTGGCACACCATTTCTTTGCTGCTTCCCATTTCGCCTGATTGACAGCATATGTCTCAACACTTTCCATAAATTGCTTGGTCATTCTTTTAGGTGTTGCTGGCAACTTTGTTTGTGCATCTGGTTTTACCTCAACCGCTGCCCTCTTGATCTTTCCATCTCTTGTCTTATATTCAACCACAAAGTCCACAAAATATCTGTGCGGACGACCATCAACTGGTGATACATATGGAATCACAAACTCTTCGCTAGACCACTTCAAGATAGATGGAGTGGTGTCGAATCGCAACATAACTTTTTTCTCCCATGAACTTCTATATATTATATTATTTGGGTTCCCTATATACTTTTGTGGATTTTTTGGTGTATAAACACCTTGATGATAATTGCGAGCCATTCGTGTATAAATAATTACTATACTAAATCAACATAATTATTTATACACATGAGCGAAATAAATCAAAAAATAGATCCATTATTGTGGAATCCATCTGTTGCCTCAAACAATAATGTAACAGGTTCGACTCAAGGTAGTACAGTTAAAAGAGGGCAATATCTAACATTGTCCTATCCAGAAGAATTAGGGAAACCAAGATACCCTTACTATATGATGTTTTATATCAATGCAAGTTCGAAATCAACGCTGGTTACTCAAGGCGCAGTTGGTGTCGTAAATGCACCTAGTAGAAGTGTAGGATTAGGTGTTACATCTAATGCAACACTTATAAACTTCGTAAATCAACATGCATCTGCCATTGCAGGTGAACAAGTTACTGCACTACCGGTTCAAAAGAGACTTAATATTGCTATGGCCTTACCTATGCCATTGGACATTAATTTTTCACACAGTGCTAACTATAATTTAATCGGTAGTGGTATATTAGGATCTATTATAAAAACTTTCACGTCTGAAAATTTGAAAGACGGTGCTAAAGATATGGCAAATGATATACCTTCTCTTATTGCAAGTGATGCAGCAAGTGTAGCTGGTGATAATTTCACAGAACTTGCAAATAAGTTAATAGGTATAGCTCGCAATCAAAGAAAAGAGCAAGTGTTCAAGGGTATGGAACCTCGCAGCTTTACCTTCCATTGGAACTTAATACCCAAGACAGAAAAAGAATCAAACACGATCAAAGACATTATTAAGTTCTTCAAGTTCAATCAATATCCTGAAATTCCAGTTGGTACATCTGGTCTAAACGTTGTTATACCTAACGAGGTTGACATTGAGTTTATTGGAGTCAGTGGTAATGAAATGCAAAGCATCTCAAAAATTTCTACTTGTGTGATTGATAATGTAAATGTGAACTATACTGCGGCCGGTAAGTGGGTTGCATTCGACGGAACAGATAATCCTGTTGCAACGCAATTGTCAATCACATTCAAGGAAGTTGAACCAATGACTCGTACTCAAATAGCAATGGGTTATTAAGATATCATCTATAGAAGGTATAAATGGCATACTTCTCATATTTTCCGACAATATCTTATGACTTTACTTCTGCAACTGATATTTCTCCTATCGTAGAAACAATGGTTGATCTTTCAACACGCATTAACATGGTTATATCAGATCAAGATCTAGAAAATTTATGTTTACGTTACACAATTGCAAACGGTGAAATGCCAGAACATATCTCGTATAACTTTTACGGTACGCCTGACCTTGCATGGACTATCTTATACATTAATGGTATCGGTAATATCAATAATGAGTGGCCATTAACAGACATTGCATTAAGTGAATATGTGACCGATAAGTATGGTGCTGCCAATATATATGCAATTCATCATTACGAGAAATTGCCTGAAGGTGTGGTTATGGATCAAAATTATATAGTTGATAACTATGGATCAAGTGCATTGAATCCTGTTACGAACATGGATTATGAATCATCATTAAACGAAACAAAACGTTTCATTTACATAATTAAACCAGAGAATATCGGCCAGTTCGTTAAACAATACACTTCATTATTGCCATGACGCAAGAATTTTTACAATATGCCGGTCAGGTTATTATAGATACAATTATCCTGTATTCATCTGATCGCAAAAAGTCACTGGATATTTCTCTACTTTTCAATGAAATTGACTTATTTGAGGATTTATATTCTTCAGTAATGCATGGTTCAATAAGCATGATTGACGGTTTTAATTTGCCATCAGTGTTCCCAATCCTAGGTGAAGAGGTGCTTGAGTTTACTTGTCATACACCAACATCAAATGCAGTGATAACCAAGCAATTTGCAATCATCGCATTGAATGATAAAACCATTACAACAAACAAAACACAAGTTTATGCATTAAAGTTTGTATCAATCGAATCATTGATTGATATGAATATTCGGGTATATAAAGCGTTTGCAGGAACTCCATCTGATTCAGTTATACAATTATTCAAGACATATTTTCCAAATAAGAAATTGGTTGTTGAAAAGAGCAGCAATGCAATTAAGTTAGTCGCGCCTTCTATATCACCTTTCAATTTCATCAATCTTCTAGCAAGCAAAGCCTATAGCACTGTTGGGCACAACGAACCGACATTTTTGTTTTATGAAGATAATCAATCATACAATTTTGTATCATTAGCATCTCTCTTTTCTAACGCACCAAAAATAACATATAGATGGTCACAGAGCCAGTTGCGTATACAAGATTCAACCGGTGAATCGGTTCGTGACATTCAGGCGGAAT